AAAATGTGGGGGGGGGGGGGGGGGGGGGGGGGGGGAAGTCAATACGTAGAACTACGTAGTGGCCGGGCCAGGCCCGGTTGTAAAAAAATGGTAAAAAAAAAGGGGGGCTTGCGCCCCCCCGCTCACACCCCGTCGTCCTCCCAAGGGTTGTAGTAGCCCCCCTCGTTCCGCTCCTCCCAATAGGAGTCCAGATGGGCGTCCTCGGCGGGGTGCGCGGGCTGGTAGTCCTCGTTGGTGCCGTGCCCAGCGGAGGCGAGGGCGTCGCCGTCAGCCTCGGCGTCGCTGCGGAAGCCGTCAAACGGCTCGTCGCTGTCCTGCTCGGCAACGAGGTAGGCCGAATTGAGGTTGTCGATGATGGTCTCCAGTTGGGGCATATTGACGCGACCGCTGACATCGCGCAGGGCGGACAGAACAAGGGAGGCTTCGGTGAGGGTGAGGGGCAGGTTGATCATAGGATGATGATGGTTGCAGGACAGAGAATGACTCAGTTTTGCGTGCGGTCAATTTTTATTTGGTAAGTAGAACTACGTATTGACCGGGCCGGGCCCGGTTGTAAAAAATTTGTAAAAATGCATCTCTACGTATTACTACCTACTTGACAAGGTTATGTAAGATTTTCCGACACAACAGGGCGAAAAAAAAGGGGCTTTCGCCCCCCGCTAGGGTTAACCCTGCCACTCCCTGCGGGGCAGGGGGTAGTACGGCTCGGTGTTGAAATCGGCCAGCGCATCGCGCAGGCACGCGCGGACGATGGCGTCGTCCTCGATGATATCGCCGTCCAGATTTTCAACGACGATGTCGAGCACCTCGGCGCGACCGTTGCGCGTCGCCTCAAGCTCCGCGCGGTAGAAGTAAACTTCGCCGTTGATGGTGATTTCCACAGGTTCAATGTTCATGAGAGAGAGAGTAAGGAGAGAGAGGGTAACCGCAAGCTTTTTTTCGTGTTTTTTTAGTAGAAAAAAGGGGGCGATTTCTCGCCCCCGAGAGATTCAGGAAGTCGGGCCGGTGTCAAGGCCCACATCGGCGCCGTATTGAAACGTGCGGTCCCAAGCGTCTTCTTCCGCGACGAACAGCGCAGCCATATCGTCCAGAAACTTTTTCATCCCGATATGGTCAACGTCCGACATCGGGGAGTAGTGGTCCTTCTTGAGGGCGGGGGGATTAATGATGTTCACAGGGGAGAGAATGAACCGCGCGCAGCCGAACACAAGCTTTTTTTTGATTATTTTCGGGACATTTTCCGTGCCAAGGGGTGCAAGAAACCTTGTCAATGCGTAGAACTACGTATTTTTTGGCCGGGCCAGGCCCGGTTGTAAAAATTTTGTAAAACTAACGATCTACGTAGAAGTACCCATTGACACACCCCCTGTAAGCTTTTCCTACAGGGGGGTGTCGGGAAACCTTACCAGACGATCTTGCCCACCTTGCCCCCGCTGTTGCGGGTCTCGGCTTCGGCCTGATAGCCTTGCAAGATGGACACCATCGCAGCGGCGAGGGCGTTGCTCTGCTCCCAAGTCAAGTCGGGAACGGCCTTTTTGAAGTCGCTCGCGTGGCAGAACGGGCTCGCGTTCAGCGCGCGCGTGGCGAAGTAGAAGTTGGCGCGATCCGCATTGATCTGCGCTTCGGTCTTGTGGATGGTCTGGTATTCCATTTTTTTGGGTGGGTTGAGGTTGAGGGAAAGGATGGGATTACTTGCCGAGATAGCAAGCGATTTCTTCGCGCGTGGCGTGACGGAAAAAGGTCACGGCGGAGACGTTAGTTTCAGCGTGGTGACGGTGGACAACGTTGCCGTTGTCCTGCAAAACCGCGCGCTCGACGCGCCCAAGCTTGGTGTGGAAGTAGAGGCGACCGCGCTTGAGGACATTCAGCTTGTTTTCAGTATTGGTATTCATTACGTCCCCGAGAATAGGGGCGCGGCACCGTGCCGCAAGCTTTTTTTTGATTTTTTAATGCGATTGGAAACACCCTCCCCCATTTCCAAAAAAACGCCCCCGCGATTCCCAGGGCAACGGCGGGGGGTGGTTTTTAGTCCGCATTCCCCCATTTTTAACCATTTGAAACTCCCTTTATCTCTCCTTTATGTTTATCCCTATATATATCCCCCCCCCACCCGTATTTATAAAAAACAATAAAAAAGCCCCCAGATGGGGGCCGAGGGGAACGAAAAAACCGGGCGGACCCAGTTTCACCAATGGTGAATAATGTTGACTATCAACGCGATATCAGCAATTATCGCGAGAATCATTAGAACGAATTGGAACTTTTCGCTTTTTGTATCAAATGTCATAGTGGTTTTGTTTGGAAAGGATCATTTTGGCAGCTACTTCGGCCCAGAGAGCGGGCGAACCGCCTTCTGTTATTATTAAATCAGGAGCCAGCGGGGGCTCAAACAGCTTTGTTGTGTCGGGATAATGGCGGCAGGGTTTTCGATCAATAAAAATCATAAAAAAATCATCCCCGAAAGCTTTTCTGGTGGCAAAAGTGGGACATACAAAATCAGCAATAACATAATTGTCGCTCCTAGCAACAATGTCGCACAATATCCCCATTCTTCTACTGTGCTCAATTCTATCCTCAACCGAGAACCCCAAGTCTTTATGAATCTCTTTTCTTATCTCGTCGGCGTTTAGGTGAACGGCGCCCAACATCTCTGCGAGGTGCTTGGCGAGCGTTGTCTTCCCCACGCCCGGCAATCCCATTACTAGTATCTTCTTCATTCAGCAGCTTTATTAAATCTTTAATCAGTATAGCTTTACCTTTATGCTCTGTCCAGTGCTCTTTCGGGAGTCTCTTTAATAATTCTATTTGATTCATTGATGTCGGCGTCCAAGCGCGAGATTAAGTTGGTTAGCTCCTTCTCTGAGAAGTGCTGGACTGGATAACCCTCAAACGCTGAAACTTGATAGTACATAACAGTTGTGGAGATCTTCCGCAAAAACTCTATCTTGTTTCGGTTCTCTCTGCGAGGAAGGTTATCGAAGAGATAAGCCCTTGGCGCCAAAATATTTGGGGCCGAACGATTCGCAACGTGAGTGCGCGAGAAGATGCGGTGCGTTGGGAAATCCAGCTTAAAGACGTTATTCATCTCCAAGGCATAGTCGTGGGTAGCAATGGTGAGCATATGCACTTGGCCCCGGTTCCTTAGCATTTTGAGGAGTTGTCGTGCGCCATTACGCAAAATAACATCATAGTCCTCATTACCCGCCCTAACTCTGACTGCATCGTCAGCAGGACGAGTTACTGGGTAGGTAGAATGGATTAGAGTCTCGTCGAGATCGACGAATATAGGAATGTTATTCATTTACCAGAAACAACTTGAACAGCGTACTCATCATCATTGATTACAAACGACCAGAAGATTTCCATCTCCTCTTCTGAGGAAAGGCCAATTTGCTTTGCTAATTTCTCAATATCAGCATCACTTTTCTTGTAGTAAGCATCTCTTTCTTTTCTGATCCTTCTTATTTCCTTCAGGTATTTCTTTTGAATATTAATCATGGTTCTTTGGTATACTGAAAAACTTTGCCAGCAGTTGCGCTGCCAAAAAGTAGGCCACAGAATGCAGTGACGCTGCTGGGAATGTCAAGCATTTGTTGGCTGTAAATGCACAATCCCGCCCAAATTAACAAGGGCAAGACAGCGGCAACCATACAAACGATAAACATTTGCAGTCGAATAGACGAAGGAGCCCCGTCGCCTTCTTGCAGAGAGCGGCCAATCCAATTAAAAAACTTCATTTTACAACTAGCGTGAATGTCTCGCTGCTTCTTGTTCCAGAAGAGTTGGTGACAGTCACAGTGTAAGTTCCAGCATCTCCGCTAACAACGTCAGGAATGTACAAGCTCGCAATGTTTGCGCCAACAATCGTTGTTCCGTTCTTTGCCCAAGTAAAGGTGAAAGGAGGAGTTGCGGAGCGGTCAATCACCGCCTTTAGGGTGATAGTGTCGCCAATATAGGCCACCATTTCAAGAGAGAACAGGTCGCCATCAAGACCCCAAACATTGAGTCCGTACTTTGTTAAGGTGAACTTAGACCCGCGCGCGCGAGTTCTGAAAGCGTTGTCAGGATTCGTTAGAGTTACTCCTGTTGAGGGAAGAACAGTAACGTAAGAAGATTCTGATGTGTTTACGCCAGAAATCTGCGCGCCAACAGGGAGAATCTCTGAGCCTACAAACTCCTGTGGAATAACAAGAGTGATTCTTGATCCTGCTGGAGGATTGAAAACAATTGTGCCGCCAAGATCAGAAGCTCTCAAAATGTAGTCTGCCGTAACAGTATTAATCTTTAGAATTGTTGGCAGCGTTGCGGGCTTGTTTAAGATTTGCGCTGCGCCCGAAGCCGCATTCCAATCTGCGTTAACTTGTGATCCGATGCTGGATGGCTTGTTCAAGATCTGTGCGGGACCGGAAGTCGCGTTCCAGTCAGCATTCACAATCGTAGGCTTATTCAAAATTTGAGCTACGCCAGTTGTCGCATTCCAGTCCGCGTTGACTTGAGCAGCGGGAATAACCGGCTTGTTCAAGATCATTGAAACGCCAGAAGTCGCATTCCAATCCGCATTAATCTGAGGCGAATTATTTAATGTGGGCTTGTTCAGAATCATCGCTGGCCCAGATGTCGCATTCCAGTCTGCGTTAACTGGCGAAACGATGGTTGGCTTATTGAGAATTAAAGCGGGACCAGAAGTTGCCGCCCAGTCCGCGTTTACCTGACGACCGTTAGATCTTGAACTTTCAATTCTGGGATTCTCCGCAGAGAAAACTGGAAGCGAAAGGAATAAGAATGCGATTAATATTAACTTTTTCATTGATTAAACCCAAAAAAATTGTCTGTTTTCTATGACCCATCGACACAACTTTGTATCGTGATCTTCAATGGCTTGTTCAATAGTATGAACCTCTTTGTAAGCCTCTTCATAATGCTTGCTGTGATCGACTCTTTCGTAAGCCTTGTCAAGAGATTTCTCTAATTCATCTCTTCCAGTTTTTGCATAGTTGTACATTTCCTTTAATTCTCTTTCAAATTTTTTGTGAACCTCAGTATCGGAATAAACAACGTGATCGAAACATTTTTCACGATCTACAAATTCAATGACCGCCTGAATGTGGAAATTTACAATCGTATAAGTCAAGTCCTGCCAGCGATGAGAGAATACGCTGTCGCGCATTTCCTTTCTCGGATTACGCAAGCGCCCCTTGATCTCGTACTTCAACTCGCGCAGAGGCATAACAATACGTACACTCCATAAACAAGGAAGTTCGCGGCGCAGAAAATACTGAACTGGATAATTAGACTTATAATATTGAGCATTGTGCTCCCAACCGTCGAAAGAAAGCGCGTAAGGCTCGATGTACCACTTGCAAGGCCACCACCAAACAGTCTTTTCATACTTTTTAGTCAGATGCTCCTCAAAAGAATAGGGTTTCATATTAAAGAAAAAAACGCGCGAGGCTGCTAATTTTTATGCTCAGCCAGATCAGAGGCTTGTAGAAAAATCTGTAGCCAACGGCTCTTTTAATTTGATAAAATTTAAAATACTTGTTGTACCAAGCGTTTCGGATTCTGTCTGCTTCTTTTCGCCAAGCTAAATCGCGCTCCTTGCGCGGAGTATTGTCGGTTTTTTCAAACTCCACAAGTTCAATTTTTTCCAGTTGCCCCTTATTGTAAGTTGCACAGAACTCAATCATACAATCGTACTTTCCAGCAACATCCATAATATAATTATAAAAATTAACCTTGCCGTGAAAATGAGTGTCCTCTTGGTAAGGGTCATTTCTTTCCATATGGCCAAGCCGCGAAAAAATGCTTTTGGCTTTTTTATCGCCCTCAATCCATTTTGTCTCCTTGTACTTTTCCACAAAGAGTCTGCCGTTCTGCATAAAATACAGATCGAGGCAACAGTTTAGGTCTTTGCTTTGGAACTCTTGAAGCTTTTTCTCCAAGCCAAGATCAATCATCTCTTGGGTGATGGGAAGCTTTTCAGCTACCGCGATAGTGTCAAACATGCCCATATTATTTTTTTTTAAGTTTAAATTTACCGTCTTCTAATTCCGCCCACTCGATATCATCGCCCTCTTTCCAACCTAAGCTTTTCAGCATCTTTTCAGGAATCTCAATATATTGGTCGCCGTTGTCAAGTGTTTTTAGGGGAACAATGATATTTTTCTGGTTAAAAATGTTGTCCCAGTTTTCGGAGTACTGGTCATACTTTACTGAAAATGGACGCGGTTTAGATCCTTTGCCGTTCATGCTAATGGTATAGTAAGTTGTGCTGATCTTTTTCTATAAATTTTACGGATTGGAATAAACGCAGAACTAGTGTAAAATACTAGTAATGTCATATATAAGTTACAACAATATTCTTGGATATGTCTCCACGGGAGACGAGCAATCCCTGAATACGGGAACATATAACAGACTTTACGCATTAAATATTAACGCCAGCAACTCTGCGAACATTCAGAGAATCAAAAGAATTGGTGGCGAAGAGGACTACTACAATCAGACTGGTCCAAAATCTGCAACTGTTTCAGCTACAATCGTTCCTGTTACGGGCGCGGGAGGAAATCAGATCACTGGGCTGCTGGCATTGACTGGCGATTTTACGAGCGGATCATACATCCAGATTCCAAGCTATCGTTTCGACAAGTGTTTTCTAAAAAGTTTTGGCGCTGTTTTTGAACCTTGGAGAGTTTGTCAGGTTTCTTTACAGTTTGATTCTTACGGAATGGCAACGGGAGCAGGCATCACCTCTCAAACTCCATCAGAATCATCTGCAAGTTTAATTTCTCCGTTACGCGGAACTTCGATTGCAATCACAAACGCTGGATATTTTTCTGGACCAATTACCGAATACGAAAATATTTCTTTTGAAGTCTCTGTTGATCGCGCAGCTAATTATGAAATTGGTCAAGAGTACCCGACAAAAGTTAGTGTAGCCAGAATCACCAAAACGTTGCAGATTAACGGTATTTCAAACCTAAATTGGATCTCTGATTATCAGCCGAATCAGACGATGAATTGTCAGATAACAATGGCTGACAGTAACGTGATTGGTATTACTGGAGTGCTCACAAATCAATCTTTCTCAGTAGATGCAAACGGAGTTGCAAAAACCAACCTCACAGTTGTTGAGGAAATGGTTTAATTTATGGCCAAAAAAGCCTCGAAAAACAAGAAGAATAAACCCGCAGATATCGTAATCCCTCAACTAAATTATGAGTTAAAATTTAAGGAGCGGAAATTTAAATTCAGCGAGAAGCAGCAAGAGTTGCTGAAAATGCTAATGGATGAAAATACTAAAATAGTATTTATTGCTGGGCCAGCAGGAACATCAAAAACTTTTATGGCAGTTTATGCTGCCTTAAACCTAATCAAAGAATCGGAAAAGGAGGTAGTTTATGTCAGGACAATCATTGAGAGCGGCGAAAGATCCCTTGGCTCTCTGCCCGGAACAATTAACGAGAAGTTCCAGCCCTTCCTCCAGCCATTAGAAGATAAAATACACGAAATTATCGAGGCTACTGACGCCAACAAACTGAAAGAGGACGGTCGCATTGCGGCTATTCCAGTCAACTTTCTTAGAGGCAGTACCCTTTCTGATAAAATTGTAATTGCGGATGAAGTGCAAAACTTTACCCATAAAGAGATTACAACACTTATCACTAGAATCGGTGAAGGGTCAAAGATCTTCCTTTGTGGTGATTTTATGCAGTCTGATATGCGTGGCCAAAACGGTTTTGAGGATTTCTTTGAGCTGTTTGCCGACGAGGAATCGAGTCAAAATGGCATACTAACATTTAAATTTACAGAAGATGATATAAAAAGAAGCCAAATCCTAAAATTTATTGTAAAGAAGATAGATAGGGCTACTAATGAGCAGAGGCGAAATAAAAATAGCAATCTTAAGTAATTGGGCAAATATCATAAAGGTGTTTGGTGGTATCGTCATCGCCTCTGCTCTTTTTTATTTAAATGCTACCTACGTGACAAAGAGTGATTTCACCCCAGTAGCCCAAGAGATAAAGATTCAAGCGCAGCAGATTTCGTATGTAAACGCCGAGGTAAAAAACATATCTCGGCGTTTGTCTAAGATAGTGGATGATGAAGGAGATCCAGTAAATACTGATAAGATGGTTGAAATTCAGAAGGATATTGCTAAAATATTAATGAGAATGGAAAACCTTAACGAAAAGGTGGACCGTTTGGATAAAAACAAATAAAAATGTCCACTGTTTTCTGCTCTAGTTGCGGAGCAAAGCATCAATATGCTGGTTTTCCGCCCAACTTCTGTTCAAAATGCGGCTCACCAATGACAGCAAAGGCTGTTCAGCAGAGTTCCGCAAGAGTGCAGCCACAAAAAACAGTAGAGCCTGCTGACAACGAAGAAATTTCAGAGGATCAGAGCGACATTAATGAGCTTCCTCATTTAGACAAGTTAGATGTAGAAATCTCTATCGAAGGAGGCTTCAGAGCCTTTAGTTTAGAAGAGCTTTCTACTTCGCCAACGACAGCAAGAACACAAAAGTTCAAGCCAATTCGTCGTGACGGCATATCAGACTTGTCTCCTCAGAAATACGGAAGCTCAAAGAATGAGGCGCAAGATTAAGTACGAGGAAAAGCAAGACGTAGTAGATCGGATAATCGAAAAGCACAGATATATGTGGCAGCTAAAGGCTGTTGCGTGGATGGATTTCGAAGATGTGGCGCAAATAATTAGATTTCACATCTCCAAAAAGTGGCATATGTGGAAACAGGATCGGCCTCTTGAGCCTTGGTTGGCTAGAATCGCATCCAATCAAATCAAGAATCTTTTAAGAAATAATTACTCCAATTACGTTCGTCCTTGTTTAAGTTGCAAATACAATCAGGGGAATGAGCCGCCTGCCTGCTCTGTTACTCCAAGCGGACTGCAATGCTCAGAATGCCCGCTTTATCGTAAATGGGAAAAGACCAAGAAGAGTGCTTATGATGTTAAGCTTTCTGTTTCCATAGAAGGCCATATAGACAATGTCTATGCAATGAAAGACAGCAGTTTGGACATATTGTCCAGCGCAAATAAGCTACACGAAGAGATGAGGCTTTATCTTGCACCGAAACAGTACAAGGTTTATGCCAGACTCTATATCGATGGAGCAGATGAAGAAAAGGTTGCCGCAGAAATGGGGTACAAGACAAATGAAAAGGGCAAGAAGGCGGGATACAAGCAAATCAAGAATTTAAAGAAGCTTTTTAAGCAGATCGCTTTAAAAATTCTACAAAACGAGGACATCATCACTGGTTATGAATCTAGAAATTAAATTTACCCCAGAAGATGGAGAAAAGATTAAAAAGCTTGCGGCTGAATTTCCTGATTTAAATCTAATCACAAGAAAGTTTTTTAACGACGAAGAGTTGGATGGTAGAAGTAAACAGGGCATCGCAATCAGGGCTTTCTTAGCCGCAAACAAAATTAATTACAAGACTTCTAAGTACCAGAAGGTTGGAAGTTTACCGCTAACTGATGAGCAAAAAGATTTTATAGAAGGTCAGGCCAAAATGGGGGTGGCGAGTCTTCAGATAGCGGAGTTGGTTTACCCAGATAAGCAAGTAGTGCAGTTGAGCACTGAGCACAGAACAGTGATGGAGTATTTACGCTCAATTGGGGATGGGTCAATGCCAGAAAATGAAACGGCGCTAGGCGTCAAATATCAAGTTCCGCGCTCAGTAGAGCGCGTTATAAATAAAATCAATGCGGCAACAGGCGAAAATCTGAATAAAGAAAAGATCAGCCGTCACCACAAGTATTGCATAGATAAACTCGCCATAAACTTATCCAATTCCCGCTTCCAAAAGATCATCAATTGCTATACATCCCAAGAGGATAGGAATATTTTTGAGGAGGAGTTTATACGTATGACTTGGGACAAGCCTGATCTCACTGCGGACGAGGTTAATTTGTATATGAATGTTTGCAAAGAAATCATTAACCTCGAAACTACTTCGCGTCACTTGGACAAGCTGAATAAAATGTTTGAAGAGACGCAGGAACAAAATGAAATGAGTATTCGTTTGGCCGAGATTATCAAAGCCAAAAGCGGGGAGTATCACCAATGCGAAGGTCGCGTTGAAAGCTTAATTAAAAAGCTGCAAGGTGATAGAGCAGGCAGAATTAATGCAAAACAAAAGGAAAATGCGTCTGTTTTGTCAATTGTGCAAATGTTTCAAGACGAAGAAGAGCGAGCTAATATGGTGAAGATCGCTGAGATGCAAAGGTCTCTGGTTAAGGATGAAGCGCAAAGACTGGAGAGTATGTCGGAATGGAAAGCTCGTATTCTTGGCATATCATTAGATGATGCAGTGTAAAATATGCGACGTTTCTTTTCCTTCTGAGAGAAGCTTGCACGCTCACTTAAAGAAGCATAAGGCTTCTTTGGGTGAATACTACACTACTTACTATCCCCGCAAAAATCTTTTGACTGGAACCTTGCTTCCGTTTAAAGACAAAGAGTCGTATTTTGAGAAGGACTTTGAAAATAGAGAGCAGCTTTTGAGGTGGTGCGAGATAGAGTCAGCAGAAAATGTCAAAGCGCAGATCAAAAAGATGCTTGCGTACAGGGTCGAAAGTAAAGATTTAAAATACGCACCGTTTCACTTGGAGTTGGAAACTAGTGAGATGCCAACAATTGATTTGTATAAAAAGCATTTTGGCAGTTACTCTAAAGCCTGCGACGAAATTGGGGCAGAGCCAATGTTTAGAAGGAGTTTGCCAAAAAAGTTTTATGAAGACTTTTCTGAAGTTGAAATCTTTGTGGATACAAGAGAGCAACAACCGTTGAGTTTTAAAAACGAGAAGCAAGTTAAGCTAGATTTTGGCGATTACACTGCCAGCGGGGCCAATTATACAAAAACATTTGTGGACCGCAAGTCAGAGTCTGATTTTAAAGGAACTTTAGTGGGAGATAACCTAGACAGGTTCAAGCGCGAGCTTCAGAGAGCGAAGGAGATGGAGTGTTATCTGTTTATTGTCGTGGAATCTACTTTAGAACGTATAAGTAGTAATAATGACTTTACTCCTCATAAGGCGAATCTTAAATTTATTTACCATAATATGAGATTGCTGCAACACGAATTTGCGGGGTATTGTCAATTTATATTCTCGGGCAATAGAAAGAACAGCGAGGTTCTTATTCCAAAGCTTTTGGCTATTGGCAGTCCTCTTTGGGATGTGGATGTTCAATATTTTTTAGATAAGGATTCTTTATGGCTTGGATCGAAGGAAACCAAAAAAGAAAAAGCACCTTCAGCAAGGTAAACGAAGAGATCCTTAAACACAAGGGATTTCTGGAAGAGCGGGACGCTAAAATCCTGCTCTATAAATTTTTGCGTAGTAATATATCGTTTTCTTCTGAAATGATATGCGGTGTTAAGCTTTTCCCGTTCCAGCATCTCGCAATCAAGACGATGTTTGAGACCGACTACTCGATGATGGTTTGGAGCCGTGGTCTTTCCAAGAGTTTTACTTGTGCAGTTTTTGCATCCTTGGACGCCATCTTGAATCAGGGCGTTCATATTGGCATTGTCAGCAAAACATTTCGTCAGGCAAAAATGATTTTCCGTAAGATTGAAGAGATCTCTGAAAAGCCAAATGCAGCATTTTTAAAACAGTGCATCACAAAGGTCTCTAAAAGCTCGGACGAGTGGACGATGGAAATAGGGCGTAGTAAAATTACTTGTCTGCCGCTTGGTGATGGCGAAAAGCTTCGTGGCTTCCGCTTTCATAGAATGATGATCGACGAGTTCTTGTTGATGCCAGAAAGAATCTTCAACGAAGTTATTATTCCGTTCCTTTCTGTTGTGCAAAATCCAACTGAAAGAAAACAGGTATACGATTTGGAAACTGAGTTAATTAAACGCGGCGATATGAAAGAGGAGGATCGCTTTCGTTGGCCTAATAATAAAATTATTGTGCTTTCGTCAGCCTCTTATCAGTTTGAGTATATGTACAAGCTTTACAAGCAGTACGAGTCACTGATCAATTACCCAGAAAAAGACGGTAAGGGTGGATCGACAAGAGCCATTTTGCATTTTTCTTATGATGTTGCTCCGCAGGGTTTGTATGACGAGAGTCTTTTGACGCAGGCAAAATCTACGATGTCTGAATCACAGTTTATGAGAGAGTTCGGCTCTAGATTTATGGATGATTCTTCTGGTTACTTTAAACTCAGCAAGATGCACGAATGCACCATAAAAGCTGGCGAAGGTCAAAGCATAGAGGTGGCTGGAGAAAAAACCGCTGAATACATTCTTAGTTTTGACCCTTCTTGGGCAGAAAATGAGTCTTCTGACGATTTTGCGATGAATGTCATAAAGTTGGATAAAGCAAATAAGAGGGGCGTTCTTGTTCATAACTACGCAGTTTCTGGCGCAAATCTGAAAAAGCATATCGAATATCTCCATTATTTAATGACCAGCTTTAATATCGTAGCGATGTGCGGCGACTACAATGGCGGTGTCCAATTCATTAATGCTGCAAATGAAAGTGAGTTATTCAAAAACGCAAAAATCGAAGTAAAGATGTTTGAGGCAGATTTTGATTCCCCAGAGAGCTATCAAACAGAACTCAGGAAGGCAAGATCAGCGTATAGCTTAGAACAGAGGCGTATTTGTTATTTACGAGTTCCGACTAGCACTTGGATAAGATATGGTAACGAACTATTACAGTCTAACTTTGATCATAGAAAAATTTTATTCGCTGCTGAAGCGGTCAATGATGATTTTACTACTCAAAAGGGTAAAACAATTCCTATCAAGAACTTAAAGTTTGTAAGAGATCAAGAAGATACTCAAAGCATCGAGGCAAAGATGGTAGATTTTGTAGACCATCAAGCAGACATGATCGAATTGGTGAAAGCTCAATGTTCGTTAATTATTCCGACAACAACTGCAAACGGCCATCAAAGCTTTGACTTGCCGCCAGAACTAAAGCGTCAAAGTGGCGCAGAGAAAACGAGAAAAGACTCTTATTCCTGTCTTGTCTTGGGCAACTGGATGACAAAAGTCTACTTTGATATGATGGAATGTCAGATGCAATCAGTATCTTCTACTTTTACGCCGTTTTTCGCTCGATAAATAAAAGCAAAACAAAGTACTTTTGGACTTTTGCGTGTAACTTTTAATATAAAGAACTACCAAAATGGCCCGCTCTTATATCAAAAAATCTGAATATTGGAATAGGAACAAAAAGCCAGAGGTTCTGGCCCAGCCTCCTGTAGAGCCAAAGTTAGTAGGCGGCTCTTACTTTAACGAGGTCTCTCAGGCTTCCAGAACAGTTTCTAATTCCTCTTCCACTAAGAGCAGAATGCCTGCGAATGGTACAGATTCTAACATTCGCAGATATGCGCTGTTAAGCCAAGGCTTGCTTCCTTTTGATTTTTCTAAAGACGGCGTAGATGTAAGAGACGCTATTCTTCTTTGTCAAAAAGCTTACGCAAATGTCGCAATTGTCAGAAACACAATCGATATTGCGACCGAGTTTGCTAATACAGACATCTATTTAGAGGGTGGCACCGAAAGAAGCAGAGAATTTTTCAGCAAATGGTTTAAGAAGATCAAGCTGTGGAAGATGAAAGATCAGTACTTCCGCGAGTATTATCGCAGCGGAAATATTTTCTATTACCGTATAGACGGCAAGTTTAACGCTGAAGATTTTAAACTTCTTTCTGGCCTTAGTGAGAACGGTATCGTTAACAATCGTGTTCCCCTTCGCTATATCTTGATCAATCCTTATGAAATCGTTGCGAAGATTTCCAGTTCGTTTGCAGAGGCTGTTTACGAGAAGGTGCTTTCCGAGTATGAACTTGAGAGACTGAAGAATCCAAAAGATGATGCCGATGTAGAACTTCTTAAAGGTTTTCCTCCAGAGGTTCAAGAGCAGATCAAGAGTAAGCAATACTTTAGAGACGGTCTAAAGATGAAGCTCGATCCCCAATATTTGCTCTATTCATTTTACAAGAAGCAGGATTACGAGCCATTCGCAATTCCTTTCGCTTATCCTGTTTTAGAGGATGTAAACGCCAAGATTGAACTCAAGCACATTGATCAGGCTATCTCGCGCACAGTCGAGAACGTTATTCTTTTGATTACAATGGGCGCAGAGCCGGACAAGGGCGGTGTTAATCCCGCCAATATGACCGCAATGCAAAACCTTTTTATGAACGAAAGCGTTGGTCGCGTTTTAGTTTCTGACTACACCACCAAGGCAGACTTCGTAATTCCCGACCTAAAGAAAGTCGTTGGCGAAGAAAAGTATAAGATCTTAAATCAAGATATTAAAGAAGGTTTGATGAATGTATTGCTTGGAGAGGAAAAGTATAACGGGCAAAACGCAAAGATTAGTTTCTTTATGGAGCGTTTGAAAGAGGCTAGAAACTCTTTCCTTAACGACATTATCCAGCCAGAGATTATCCGTATCTCGAAAGATCTTGGGTTCAGAGCTTATCCTACAGCCAAATTCACCGAGATTGATTTGAAGGACGAGACCCAGTACATGAGAACGATCTCTCGTTTGATGGAGCTTTCTATTCTTACTCCAGAGCAAGGTATCGAGGCTATTCAAACTGGCAAACTCCCAGACGCGCGCGCGCTCGCGCCCGCGCAGGAGCAGTACATCTCTGAGAGAGAAAAGGGTTATTATAACCCAATTGTTGGCGGTGTTCCTGTAGTACCACCCGCTGTTCCCTCTGCTCCAACCGGAGCCCCAACCAATAGCACTTCTGGTAGACCTCTTGGCACTCCTAACCAAGCTTCGCGCAAAGATATTCAGGCTGTTGTTTATGAAGTCGATGCTTTTATGAAAGCTTCCGAAGACTTTGTTGCTGACAAGTTTAAAGTCAAGAAGCTTTCAAAGCAGCAGAAGCAGAATGTTGTAGAGTTATGCAAGAAGGTCGTGGTATCATCTGACAGGGAGAATTGGGTATCTACTTTGCAAAAATGTATGGCTAATCTTGATGAAATTGAGAAGCTGAAGCCGCTGCCACAAGTTTCGCAGACTGCCGATGAATTTTTATTAGAAGAATATTCTGCGGCAATTTTTTATCATTCTGCTGTAAAGTAATATATGTCTTTCAAATACAAAACAAGATTAGACGGCATCTCATTCGCCTGTCATAAACTTGGGGACACAGATTTTCCGCTTATTTCAAAAGCTTCGCTCGACGAATTAAAAAAACTTTCGCCAAATATTGATATAGAAAACAACCCAGATTTGCTGGGCGTTTCATTCAATCTTGCTGTTCCAAATATGATTAACAATAACGGCGATGGCATTTCTGGCGCCACTGCTTCTAAGATTGCAAAAAGATTCCTGCATAAATATCTGAATATTGAGCACAACAAGAAGCGAGTTGTCGGGCACATCACCAATTATTCGTTTAATAATTTTCAGACAAACGAGTTTATGAGCGACGATGACGCCGCTCGCACTCTTGATCCAGTTTATCTTTCTGTCGCAGGCGTCATCTACAGAACTGTAGACAAGTCGTTCACTTCCTTAATGTTGCGCAACTCTGATAAGAATGATAAGTTCAATAATGCAATTTCAGCAAGCTGGGAAATTGGTTTTAGCAGCTATTACTTAGCTATTGGAAGCCAGTCACTCAAAGAAGCAGAGATTGTCACTGATGCAGCGCAAGTTCAAGAACTTTCTCAGTTTTTAAAAGCAAAGGGCGGCAGCGGCAAGATGAAAGATGGCACTCCAATTTATCGTTTGATTGTTGGAGAGATTTATCCTCTTGGCGGCGGTTTTACCACTAATCCGGCGGCACAAGTTAATGGCGTCGTCGCTTTTGATAACGATGCCAGTATTTCTCTAAAAGACTCGGAGGACGAAAAAGAAGACGACAAAGAGGAAGAAAATCAAGATATCGAGACAGAAGAATCTTCTGCGGATTTTCGTGAAGAGGTCGCCGCCTTCTTGACGAATAAAAAATCAAATTCCATTTCAGTGATAAAAAATGTAAAAAATATAAACCATATGGACTTAGAAAAACTTATTTCAGAACTTAAGTCTGCCCTTTTGGAGAAAAAGTTTGGTGAAGAGGCCGTCGCTTCAATGACCAGCCAATTCGTAGAAGCTATCAAGCAAAAGGATGCAGAGTATCGCGAGTCTCTGTCCGCAGAGAAAAACGCTAAAGAGCAAGCTGAGAAGCTTTATAAAGAGACTGTCGCTTCCGTAGAGCAGATGAAGTCAGAGCTTTCCAAGACTCAAGAGGAGCTTAATCAAATTAAGAAAGTTCAAGCCGAAGAGCAAGCTCTCGCTCGTCAGAATGCTCGCGTAGCTGAACTTGATGCCGCTTTCGATCTTTCTGATGATGATCGCAAGCTGGTTATCGGTGAAGTCCAAGCTCTTGACGCTTCCGAAGAGGCTTTCGCTTCTTACAAAGAGAAGTTCAATGCTATTTGGAAGCACAAAAACAAAGAGTTCGTCAAAGCCCAGCAGGCCGAGATCGAAAAGAAGATTTCCGAGCAAGTCGAGGCTCGTCTCAAGGAAGTTAGCAAAGCTTCCACTGTAACCGCAGAGGTTAAAGTCGAAGAGAAGAAGCCCGATGTCGATGCCGCCCTCGAAAGCGCTAAAGCGACAAACACCGCGCCAGATAGCAAGATTTCTGGCGAACCCAGTCTCCGTGAGAAGTTTGCAAAAGCTTTCTCTCGCGAAAATATTAGCGTAAGCTATTCCAAATAATAAAAATTAACTGTAAAGCAAATTAAAGGATAACTATATGGCAAATCGTCTTCTACCGTTCCGTCAATATGACGAACATGATGTGGTAAACATGTACGCCCTTGTTGACGCAGCTGTCAACGAGAACGTAACTGGTGTTGGTACTGGTGATGCTGGTGTCTTCGTTAAAGTTTCCGCTGGTAACTTTGACCTCGACCCAGTCTCTTACGCTACCGACTCTTACCTCGGCAAAACTGACTACCCCTTTATGGGGGCTAACTCCTATCCCAAGGTTAATCTGAAGGTTACTCCTGCCGCCTCTGGCGACCTGACTAACTGCCTTGGTCTTACCCTCCGTCAGACTGCAAAGTTTGATGAGAACGGTGAGAAACTTCTCTATTACCGCCAGAAGGCTGAAGAGCTTATGTGCGTACTGCCCGGCCAAGCCGTTCCAGTCGCTACCCGTGGCATCTTCACCCTCGGCGCAAACGCTATCGACGGCACCCTGACCGTTGGTTCCGGTTTCAAACTTTCCGCTAATGGCGGCAAGATCACCGGCTGTCTGCACAGTGACGGTGGCAAACTCGGTATCGTTCTCGGCACCGGCTCACGCTCACCCCTCACCTCAACTGCAAACCTCAATGACCAGTTCTCTGGCGTCTTCGCCGTAGTTGGTCTGCGCATGTAATAAGAAAGGAACTATCTAAATGAAAATCACCTTAAAGCGCACTCCAGAACAAGTTGAGCTTATCAAAGCAATGGCTAGCCGTAATCGCACCGTTGCTTATGACGCTCAAGTCGCCCTTGCTGAATTTATCGGCCCCGTTCTCGCGGAAGTTGTAAACAATGCTCCCACACTGAGCAATCTGTTCACCACTCTGCCTTTTAACGCTGACGATAATCCCAGCATCCCACTCGACCTCTACTTCGACATCAATGACGAGGACTACATCACTGTATACTCGCAGTCAGTAGCTGGCGGTCTCCCCACCAATCAGGTTCTTCCCACCGTATCGGAGATGAAGATCACCACCTACAGCCTTGACAGCGCACTTTCGTTCGACCGCAAGTACGCCGCCAAGCACCGTATGGATGTTGTCGCCAAGACCTTCACCCGTATGGCTCAGGAAATCCTCCTGAAACAGGAGCGCACCTCTGCTAACCTCGTAATGTCCGTTCTCGCTACCGCTACCACCAATGGTAAAGATCACGTTCAACGTGCCAATGCCGCTGGTCGTTTCCTGCTGGCTGACCTGAACGAACTGCTCACCCTCGGCAAGCGTATCAACACCTCTTGGGCTAAGGGTACTCCTGCTGGTGGCGCCCGTGGTGGCCTGAGCGATCTTCTGGTTTCCCCAGAGATCGTCGAGCAGATCCGCGCTATGGCCTACAACCCCATCAATGTCAAGGGCTCGCCCTCCGTCGCTTCTGCTGGCAACGGCAGCGAGAACGGTATCGCCGCTCCTGATGAGATGCGTATGGCTGTTTACAACAGCGCTGGTATCCCCAGCTTCTATGGCGTATCCATCCTTGAGTTCGGTGAAATGGGTAAAGGTCAGAAGTTCAACACCATCTTCGACACCGCTGCTGGTTCCGACACCTTCGCTAAGGCTGACGGTTCCACTGGCGCTGCCCAGTTCGATGGTGCAACTGAAGAGATCCTCGTTGGTATCGACCGCTCCCGTGAGTCCCTGCTCCGTGTTGTTGCTACTGATCCAGACTCCAGCGCCGAGTTCACCCTCGTTGCTGACGACCAGTACAGCATCCGTCAGAACAAGATCGGCTACTTCGGTTCGATGGAAGAGGGTCGTATCATCCTCGACACCCGCGCCCTCGTAGGCAAGATCGTCTAAGGTTAATGTTTAGCAAAAACCCGCCTCGAAAGGGGCGGGTTTTTTTATTCTCTATAACATAGAAAAGTGTAAAATATAGAGTATTATCTTATATGGAAATCTCTACTGGACAAAGCAAGGCTCCTAAAAAGACAAATCTTATTGACGAAATTAATTCTATACAAGATAAGAACTCGCCCGAATACAGGGATAAAATCAGACAGCTAGAAAAGACTCTCGGAATCACAGAAATTAATATTTTTGGAACAGCTAACCGCAAGATTTTTGAAGAGAATCTAGACGTTATGTCTGATCGTCAAATTCAAGCTCTCGCTAGCAAGCTAAAAATTGATCCTGCTGGAAGCAGGCCAAATTTAAAGCAGCGACTACTTCGTCAATTTGACACTCAAAATGTTGCGAGCAGGGGATATTTTGTACCCCAGCCGCAAGCTAAACAAATTTTCTCTGATGATCAGAGAGAACAATTAAACAAGGTTTTAAATGGCTAACATCCAAGAGATAGCGAGTGGAATTTTTTATTACGAATTCGACGGCGATACTGGTGAGACAAATATCAGTATGATTTCTGGCTGGCTGTCAGCCAACCTTGGCGAGCTTAACAGTCTCATATACACAGATTATAGCGGCGCTTCTAGTGATTTAGGGTTAGAGGAGCAGAACATCCTCAAGCACCTTTATTTGATGCATTATTACAAAAAGAAGTCGCGCAATGCAATCAAAACAATTGGAAGCGCAACGCCGACAAATAATGTTGTTTCAATTCGTGATGAAGATTCTTCTGTTACTTTCTTGAATGGCAACGAAGTTAGCAAACAGTTTGTAATTTTGTCAAAAGATCACGGCGCCGAATTAAATAGGTTAGTTCACGCTTACAATTCTTATCAGAGCAAGCCTGTGCAAGTTGTAGCTAAGAATATGGTCGGTGAAGTTTTAAATAGTTTAGCGACTGGATCTTTAACTTAAATTTAATTAAAATTAAAAATCAAAAGCGCATCTTTTATGGTGCGCTTTTTGTGTAAATTGTATTAAGCGCCATGCCAGCCTCCACCTACAATATTTCAATCGAAAGGAATGTAGATTTCTGTTTAGTGCTAACTTTGAAGAATGATACTGGAACAACCATTGATGTAACTAATGCCACAATTGATGCAGAAATCAAACAAGATTATTACTTTCCAAATCTTCAAACTTTCACGGTCACTAAAATCACCCCGGCTTCAGGCTTAATTAAGCTAACCCTGACTGCGGCACAAACTGCCGCTCTTCACCCTGGTCCTTTAAAGTACGATGTGTTAGTCAAATACGCAGATAATACAATTCAAAAAATATTAAAAGGAACAGTAAACGTAGACACTAACATCTCAACATTATCATAACATGTCTCATACAGTTGTAGAGGTCATCGTTTCCGGTATATGCGGACCAGTCGAAATCGTAGAGACTTCAACTGGCGTTTGCCCTCCAACTGAGATAGTTGAGGTTGATCAGATTATTGGTAATGGTACTAGTGGTATAAATGGAACCAGTGGGACAAACGGTACAAGCGGCACCAGTGGATCAAGTGGCATAAGTGGTAGCAGCGGCTCTTCTGGTACAAGCGGCACCGCCGGAACAAGTGGCTCTTCTGGCACAAGCGGAATCAATGGCACAAGCGGTTCAAGCGGCACAGCGGGGACAAGTGGTTCAAGCGGAATCAATGGAACAAGCGGCACGACTGGAACAAGCGGCAGTAGTGGTACTAGTGGCGTAAATGGGACCAGTGGCACTACAGGAACTAGCGGTTCTTCAGGAACGAATGGAACAAGTGGCAGTAGTGGTAGCAGTGGCGTTAGCGGTACAAGTGGTACAGCTGGAACAAGTGGAACTTCAGGAAGTAGCGGTATTAATGGAACAAGTGGCACTACGGGCACCAGCGGTTCAAGTGGAAGCAGCGGAGTTAGTGGTACTAGTGGTTCTTCAGGAACTAGTGGCACAGCGGGCACCAGCGGTATTAATGGAACCAGTGGCAGCAGTGGCTCTAGCGGAACGAGTGGCACAGATGGCACAAGTGGCATCAATGGCACTAGTGGATCTAGCGGAACCAGTGGAACTTCCGGTTCAAGTGGAACTTCAGGTTCCAGTGGAAGTAGCGGCACAGATGGTACCAGTGGAACAAGTGCTACGAGTGGCGTAAATGGAACCAGCGGCACCGATGGAACAAGTGGTTCTAGCGGTACAAGTGGTTCTAGCGGATCTAGTGGAACCACCGGCACTAGCGGTACAGCAGGTACTAGCGGCGTTAACGGTACTAGCGGTGTAAATGGCACCAGCGGCACTGATGGCACAAGTGGCAGCAGTGGCTCTAGTGGTTCTTCTGGTACCGCAGGCACATCAGGTCAAAACGGTAACTTTGGCGGCGCTTCTTTTAAATATAATTTTAGTTCAGTAACAACTGATATTGATCCAGGAGCGGGTAATTTCGCCTTTAACCAATCGACTCAAGACACATCCACAAGAATTAATCTTGACGATGTGGATCTGAATAACTCCGATATTCAGAATTATCTCAGGACGATTGATGATTCAACATCGACAATCAAAGGTCACGTAAAAGTAAGCAAGCTATTTGATACTGGAACTTTTATTCTGTTTACTATCAGCGCAACAGAAGAGGCTTCTGGATTTTTTAAGATTACTGTTTCTCCTGTAGATAGTTCAAGCGCCAATCCTTTTAGTGATGGTGATGATTGCATTCTTACATTTGCCAGAACTGGTGACAAAGGAGATAATGGATCAAATGGCACAAGTGGCAGCAGCGGCAGCAGTGGCAGCAGCGGTACAAGTGGAGTTAACGGCACTAGTGGCACTGATGGCACTAGCGGAATAAACGGAACTAGCGGCTCAAGTGGTTCAAGTGGAACAACTGGAACTAGTGGCTCTAGCGGTACCGATGGTACTAGCGGCGTTGATGGAACTAGTGGATCTAGTGGTAGTAGCGGTTCTAGTGGCAGCAGCGGCATCAATGGAACTAGCGGCACTACGGGAACAAGCGGTAGCAGTGGCACAGCCGGAACAGATGGAACTAGTGGCTCTAGTGGAACATCTGGCATAAACGGAACAAGTGGATCTAGTGGCGTTAACGGTACTAGTGGATCAAGTGGCATAACTGGAACTAGCGGGACTAATGGAACTAGTGGGAGCAGCGGCAGCAGCGGTGCAGATGGAACTAGTGGCGTTAATGGAGCCAATGGTTCATCTGGCACAAGTGGTGTAAATGGCTCTAATGGCACAAGTGGTGCAGCGGGCACAAGCGGCAGCAGTGGTACTAGTGGTGCTACAGGTTCTTCTGGCGCAAGTGGTAGTAGCGGTACAAGCGGTACAGCCGGAACAAGTGGTAGCAGCGGTACTGATGGTGTCGCAGGCGCTAGTGGAACCAGTGGCTCTAGCGGAACAAGTGGCGCGACTGGATCTTCTGGCGCGAGCGGAACCAGTGGCACTAGCGGAGCCAACGGCGCTAATGGTTCTAGCGGAACTAGTGGCCAAACTGGCACAAGCGGCACAAGCGGTAACAGCCTTGCGGTTTCCGGTACTCCAACCTATCTAGCTAAATTTACTACAACAGGAACAATTGGCGACAGCATTGCTTATGAATCTGGCAGTTTAATCACTGTTTCTGGTTCAGTAAAAACAAATGAATTAATATTCAATACTGGTTACGCCGACCCCGTTGGTGTTGGCGAAATGAACTGGAATGATGGTCGTGGCACAGTTAGCCTTGGCCTTCTTGGTGGTAATGTTGATCTCGATCTTGGTCAGCAAATGTTTGAGCGAGTCACCAATCAAACAACTGGTACTCTTTCCAAGGGCACTGTTGTTTATGTTTCCGGCGCCCAAGGAAATAAAATCATTGTTCAAAAATCTTACGCTGGTAGCGAAATGGGCTCCACAAAAACATTCGGCCTTATGGCTGAAGATGTTGCTGTTGGTGCCGATGGCTACGTTATCATCAACGGACTTCTCAAGGGAATAAACACAACTGGTATTCCAGAGGGCGCTTCTCTCTGGCTGTCGCCAACAATTTCCGGCGCTTATCAAACTGGAATTCCAATCGCGCCAGATCACGGCGTCTTTCTTGGCTACGTCGTGCGCGCGCATCAGAGCGCGGGCGAGATCCTTGTTAAAGTTCAAAATGGTTATGAATTGCAAGAGTTGCACAACGTTCGCCTGATTGGTGTTCAGGACAACGATATGCTGTCCTATCATTCGGCTTCTGGTGTTTGGTTTAATACAAACACTCTTGAGCTTAATGGCACTGGTCAGCATTTTATTTCTGGCAGCTTGGACATTTTCAGGACATTCTACGCCGAATCTATCGAGCGCAACGTTGATGTAAAAACTACAGGTTATGTTGTCACAACTCTTGATGACGTTATCGTTGGTAATTCCTCTTCGCCAATTACTGTCACACTGATTTCCGCCTCGGCTAATAGCGGCAGACAGTATACGATAAAAAATAAAGGCACTGGAACTCTAACAATCGACGCCACTTCTCTTGGTCAAATTGATGGCGCCAATACTTACGTTTTAGATCAGTACGAAGCAGTTACTGTAATTAGCGACGGATCAACTTGGAACGTGGCTGTTGGTGGAACTTCTGGCTCATCTGGTACAAGCGGTACTGCTGGCTCGTCTGGATCAAGTGGTACTTCTGGTACAACTGGCACTTCTGGTTCTTCAGGCACGAATGGCTCCAATGGTACTAGCGGTGTTAATGGTACGAGCGGAACAACTGGTACTAGCGGCTCATCAGGTACTAGTGGTGCAAATGGCGCTAACGGCACCAGCGGTACAACTGGCACTAGCGGTACAGCAGGCACCAGCGGCGCGAACGGTGCTAATGGCACAAGCGGTGTCAATGGTACTAGCGGTACGACCGGCACTAGCGGCACCAGCGGAGCAAATGGCGCCAACGGTACTAGTGGTGTAAACGGTACAAGCGGGATTAATGGCACAAGCGGCACAGCTGGTACCAGCGGAGCAAACGGCGCTGTTGGCACTAGCGGTACAACAGGCACAAGTGGCACTAGTGGCACCAGCCCACTAGTTGGATGGTCGGTAAAAACATCTAGCTATACAGCGGTAAACGGTGATCGCCTTCTCGCTGACACTTCAGCTGGAGCATTTACTATTACTTTGCCAGCTTCTCCATCTGCTGGTCATTATGTAGAATTTAATGATCCAGAAGAAACTTGGCCGATAAATAATCTGACAATTGCAAGAAATGGTTCTAGAATCGATAGCTTGCTTGAAGATCTTGTATGTAATATTTCAGCTACAATCGGCTTAACTTATATTGATGCGACAATTGGTTGGAAAATCGATGTTATTTCTGAAATCGGTGGCACTCAAGGAACTAGTGGTAGCAGTGGCATTAATGGTACCAGTGGTATCAATGGCACTAGCGGTACAAATGGGACTAGCGGAACTACTGGTACTAGTGGTACTACCGGAACTAGTGGAATTAATGGCACAAGTGGTGTTAATGGTACGAGCGGAGTCAATGGAACAAGTGGCACAACTGGTACTAGCGGCATTAACGGAACCAGTGGTACTACTGGCACTAGCGGTACAGCAGGCACTAGCGGCGCAAATGGCGCTAACGGCACTAGCGGCGTCAATGGCACTAGCGGTACAACGGGTACAAGTGGCACTAGCGGTGCAAATGGCACCAGTGGCACGACAGGTACTAGCGGCGCAAATGGCGCTAATGGTACAAGTGGAGTTAACGGAACTAGTGGCGTTAATGGCGCAGCTGGGACAAGTGGTACAGCTGGTACTAGCGGTGCAAATGGTGCTGCTGGCACTAGTGGGACAACAGGTACTAGCGGTACAAGCGGAACTAGCCCACTTGTTGGCTGGACGGTAAAAACCTCAAATTACACCGCAGTTAATGGTGATCGTATTCTTGCAGACACTTCTGCTGGCGCTTTTACGATTACCCTACCAGCTACTCCATCTGCTGGTAACTATGTTGAAATTAATGATTTTAAAGAAACTTGGCCAACTAATAATTTAACTGTAGCTAGAAATGGATCGAGAATCGAAAGCTTGTTAGAAGACTTAACTTGTAATTTCTCTGCTCTTCTAGGATTTACTTATATCGATGCTACAATCGGCTGGAAAGTAGACTTTATCGCTGAACTTGGCGGAACACAGGGCACTAGTGGTACCAGTGGCGCAAATGGCACAAGTGGCGTAAGTGGAACAAGCGGCACAAATGGCACAAGCGGAAGCAGTGGTGCTAGCGGTACTAGTGGCGTTAACGGTACCAGCGGTGTAAATGGAACAAGTGGTACCAGTGGCGCAAATGGCACAAGCGGTGTAAACGGAACGAGCGGCGTCAATGGAACTTCTGGTACAAGCGGTGCTAATGGCGCTGCTGGAACCAGCGGTGTTAATGGAACGAGTGGTACTAGCGGCGCGAACGGTGCTAATGGCACTAGCGGTATAAATGGTACTTCTGGCACCACTGGCACTAGCGGCACAAGTGGAGCTAATGGTGCAGCTGGTGCTAACGGAACTAGCGGAACTACAGGAACAAGTGGTACAAGCGGCGCTAATGGCGCAGCGGGTGCAGCGGGTACCAGTGGCACAACTGGCACTAGCGGTACAAGTGGTGCTAACGGTGCGGCAGGCACAAGTGGCACAAGTGGCGCTGGAACTATTTCTGGCACTACCAATACAATTGCTAAATTTACTTCTTCAACTGCCGTTGGCAATTCTTCTATTACTGACACTGGATCGCTTGTAACAATCGGCGTTAATACCACAATCAACGGCCATATGGCCGCGCAGACCAAGGCGTTCCTTATTGACCACCCCACAAAGAGCGGAATGAAGTTGCAGTACGCCTGCTTGGAAGGCCCAGAAAACGGCGTGTACGTGCGCGGGCGCGGGCGCGGGGGCGTGATCTCACTGCCCGATTACTGGGTCGCGCTGGTTGATCCTCAGTCTATCACTGTTCAACTCACTCCGTTTGGCTATCAGCAAAACCTTTATGTTGAAAAAATTGAAGGCAACTTTATTTATATATCGTCAGACTCGCCCGATCTGGATTATTTTTATATAGTCTACGCCGAGCGTGTTGATGTAGAGAAACTTAAAGTGGAGTTTTAATATGCCGAATAATTATGGGCCAAGGATAGTTACAGATGGGTTAGTGCTGTGCTTGGATGCGGGGAACTCAAAAAGCTATCCGGGTAGCGGGACAGCTTGGAATGATTTAAGTCGAAATGGAAACAATGGAACTTTGAATGGACCAACGTTTAATAGCGCAGATAGGGGAAGTATTGTGTTTGATGGCACTAATGATTATGTTTCAACTAATTATACTCAACCCGCATATACTACAGCTTCGTCATTTACTTGGAACACTTGGGTAAAACCAACAAGAAATAGCAGCGCCGACATCATAATGGGTTGTAGACAAGGGGATTTTACAAAACTTACTACAAGTAATATGGAATATTTTCCAACAATTTTTGGTGGAGCAATGCCCATCGGGTCTTGGATAAACGTATGCGTCGTTAAAAATGGCACAAGTTTGTCTTATTACAGAAATGGAGTTTTGATTGCAAGCACCACAAGTTCCACCACAAAAAATTCCGCTTTATTTTTTGTTGGAGGTGACAATTTGGCTGGAGAGTATGGGGCTTTTAGCGTAGCAGTTGCTCAAGTGTATGGTAGAGCATTGTCGCCATCAGAAATCCTTCAAAACTACAATGCCATCAAAGGCCGATTTAAACTTTAAACTATGAGTCACCAATTCGAACATCGCGAATACTTAATCATTCCAGTCTCCGAATTAACGAAGGTTAATTTTGATGAAGTTCTTGAAACTTCTGCCGAAACTGTGCGCAAATCAATCGATCAAGCTAAAACATTTGTGAAGTGGGACGGCGAAGCGCCAGCGTTCGCCGCCACAATCTCTGGGGCAGAAGGTCCATATACTTACGAGGAAATTTTAGATATCCTGACAGGTGTCGGTTGGACCCAGACTGGAATGCCTATTTAAAATGTACAGCAACGGTCCAAAAATAGTTACAGATGGCCTTGTGCTATGTTTGGATGCTGGAAACCCGAAAAGCTATTCGGGCAGTGGAACAGCTTGGACAGATATTAGCAGAAATGGTATAAATGGAACGCTAACAAACGGTCCAACATATAGCAGTGCCAATAATGGAAGCATCATATTTGATGGTGTTGATGACTATGTTATATTTAGTGGTACAATCGTGACATCCACCGCCACTTTTTTGATTTGGATATATAGAAATGGAGATCAAGCACAATATGATGGCGTGTTTCTTTCCAGAGGAACAAACGTGACTGGGTTAAACTTTTTTAGCAGCAACCAGATTGGCTATCATTGGAATGATAACGCAAATACTTATAATTGGGCCAGCGGTTTGATCGTGCCGAATTTGCAATGGTCTCTTTGTGCGGTTTCTGTGGGAGCAACTTCAGCAACCGCATATCTATGTCAGCAAACTGGAATAACTTCCGCCGTTAACAATGTGAGTCACGCATCAACCACTTTAAACAATATACAAATGGGGCGAGATAGTGGTTTTGGTAACAGATTTTTTGCGGGAAACATAGCAGTTGCTCAAATATATAACAGAGCATTGTCCCGCGCTGAAATAATTCAAAACTACAACGCCACCAAAGGAAGGTTCAAGCTATGAGTGTCTCCGGGGGTCCAGATATAGTTGAAAATGGTTTAGTTTTATGTTTGGATGCGGGGAACACAAAGAGTTACCCCGGTTCTGGGACAGTTTGGACTGATTTGAGTAGGAATGGAAATAATGTCACTCTAATAAATGGACCAACATTTAGCAGTGCAAATGGGGGTATTATTGCATTTGACGGAAGCAATGATTATGGCTCATGCGCAATAAGTTTATCTAGTTCTAATATGACTATAGAAATGGCATTTAGGCAAAATAGCGGGGGTCAAAGCTGGGTTGATTTTGCAGTTTTAGACGATGGAACAAATAACCTTTTGTTAGAGTATGGAGGATTTAACGGAGTACCAAATACAAACGGCCATTTAAGATATTATGGAAGTGCTATTAATGGAGCAGCAAGCGATGCATTAGCTTCAGCTTCTCAATTTCCGGCGGATGGGAAAATACATGTTTTGGGATTATCAGTTACTTCTTCTACTGCAACTTCTTATTTTGACGGCGTCTTACAAGGAACAGCTTCATTTAGTCCGACAATAAATTTTACAAGATTAGTGCTTGCAAATGATTTATTAAGAACAAGCAGAAATTGCGCTTGTAATATATATTATGCGAAACTGTATAATCGTGGATTATCTAGCAGCGAAATCCGTCAAAACTACAACGCCACAAAAGGTCGCTTTCGACTCTAATTCCAGTGTAAATTATAAAAATGCCTAATATTTTAATCAACCCTAATTCTGGCATCCTAGAGTTCAATACTGGAACTACAGGTTCTTCGTCTTTAGACGCTTCTCTAAGTGGCGCAGTAAGACTTGCCTTTTCTAATAGCGGCACGCTTGGAGTTCAAAGTTTTTCTACTGGAACAGTTGATAAGTTTTTCGTTGAGGGCATAAACGGACGCTTATTTGGTGTTGACGATGTAATGACTGGCTCACTTATGAGCGTTAACGACATTGCGGGCCTGCCAATTTTGGAAGTATTTAGTGATGATAGGGTTGTGATGGGACAATACGCCTCAAATACCTTGCACGTTTCGGGTGACTGGGCTGCTGTAAAGGCGCTGCCAATCAGCGGCATTTCTCTTAATGTTTCTGGCGTCAGCAGATTTAACACAACTGGATTAGTAATTTCAGGCGATTCGATTTCAGCCAGTGGTAAATTCTCACTTTCTTCAGGTACAACGGGCAGGGCTACATTTAATATTCCGCACGGCATTGCACCAACCTCTCCAGTTGATGGCGACATTTGGACGACAACTTCTGGAATGTACGTAAGGGTTAGCGGCTCAACAGTAGGGCCGCTGGGACCACAATTCTTTTTAGTTTCTGGTTTTACTGGCACTGGTCTTACGCTAGAGCGCGGGCATGCGGGCGATTATATCAGAACCACTGCCGCAACAGCAGTAACCGTTACTGTGCCGCCAACATCAGTCGTCGCTTGGCCAACTGACTGCGAAATTATGCTGGAGCAAGCTGGCGCTGGTCAGGTTACTTTTGCCACAGGAACAGGGGTCGTGATTAACACTAGCGAGACTCTCAAAACACAGAAACAGTACTCGGTAGTAGCATTAAAAAATGTCTCTGGAGATGTCTGGACATTGTTTGGAGAAAGAGAACTCGTTTAATATAATATATAAAATATGCAAACTTTCCTTTACAATTTAAATACCCAAAAAAGGGAAGGGGAGATCCGAGAGGGGCGATATTTAGTTGATGGCCAACCTGGGATATTGCCAGACTTTCTTATAGAGCTTGAGATTGAAAAGCGTCCAGATCCATTTTTTGATCCTGCTACTCAAGTCCTTGAAGGGCGATCTTTTGCAGATTTACTTAATTTTAAATGGGTTGAAGAAACTTATGTTAGAAATTTAACTCAAGATGAGATTAACGAAAGGTTACCCAAGCCTCCAGATACTTGCACTCCGAGGCAGCTAAGAATAGCATTAATACAAACAGGAATATCTCTTTCTACAATAGAAGCACAAATCGATGGAATTTCAGATCCAGTTCAAAGAGAAATTGCCCGTGCGGAATGGGAATATGCGTTAGAAATAAAAAAACAACACCCTCTCGTCGGAATGATCGCTTCAACTTTAAATTTAAACGAGCAGCAAGTTAGTGATATATTTGCATTAGCTGTGACATTATAAAGTGAAGTATGAGCTTATCGTTCTCGACGCCATTAAGAAGAAATAAACCTAGAAGAAATGCTTTTATTATTTCTGCTGGAAGCTCCTCTTCTTTCGCTATTGATAAAAACGGTAAAACATGGGGATGGGGAGACAATACTAATGGAAAATTAGGAAATAATACGACAACAGAGCGCACTACACCAACAAGTATTGCGGGAAGTGTTAAAACATTTTGTCAAATAGACAATGGATCGACCTTCTGTTCTGCTATTGATAAAAATGGTTTAGTTTGGGGATGGGGTTATGGAAATTATGGACAATTAGGAAATGGAACTACTACAGGTGCAATGTTAACTCCCGTCAGTGTTACTGGAGTACGTAAGACATTTTGCAAAGTTGCTGTAGGGCAAAACCATGTAATTGCAATAGATCAGTACGGAAGAGCGTGGGCATGGGGAATAAATCAATATGGACAATTGGGAGATAATACTACAGTCAGCAAACGAACGCCGATAAGTGTACTTGGAGCAGTTAAAACTTTTTGTTCTTTAGCCGCAACTGCGGTTTTGGGCTCATCTTTAGCTATAGATAAAAATGGTCGGGTTTGGGGTTGGGGATATAATGGACGAGGACAGCTAGGCAGTAATTCAGTTTCCCAGCAAAATACTCCAGTTGCTATAGCTGGAGTGCTCAAAACTTTTTGTAAAATTGCTATGGGAAATGCGCACACTATTGCAATAGATAAAAATGGAAGACTTTGGGGATGGGGCTATAACAGGTATGGACAGTTGGGAAATAATGGAACTGGGAGCCAAAGAACTCCTGTTAGTATTCTGGGTGCAGTAAAAACTTTTTGTCATATAAATAATGGATATGATGTTTCTTATGCACTTGATAAGAACGGTAGAGCGTGGGCATGGGGAAATAACTCTGGAGGCGTCCTTGGAGATGGAAGCCTAATAGATAGATTTACTCCAGTTAGTGTCGCGGGAACTATTAAAACATTTTGTCAAATATCAGGAGGGATAGCTCATGCTATTGCTGTTGATAAAAATGGTAGATCTTGGGGGTGGGGGCAAAATGATATTGGTCCATTAGGAATCGGCTCATTTCCGTTTAAATGCACTCCAGCAGCTATAGCAGGATCTATAAAAACTTTTTGTGAAATATACTCTGATTCTCATGTGGCGGCAATAGATAAAAATGGCAGGATTTGGGGATGGGGTATAAATGCTCAATATGGAACTCTTGGAGATGGCACTACCGTAATAATGAGAAAAACTCCAGTAAGTTTAGCGGGAGCTGTTAAAACATTTTGTAAAATAATAACTTCTGCTGGAGGCGTCCATACACTCGCTATTGATAAAAATGGCCGAGCTTGGGGATGGGGATGGAATGGATATTTGCAACTTGGAGACGGAACTAGCTCCAATCGCTGCACTCCAGTAAGCGTTGCTGGAGCAGTTAAAACATTTTGTGAAATTGGTGCGGGCAGAGGTCAAGGTTCAGCCATAGATAAAAATGGTCAAGTATGGATGTGGGGACTTAATAACACTAATCAGCTTGGCAATGGAACTTTTTCAAATTCTGCTACGCCGGTTAAAATTGGAGGTTTAGTTAAAACATTTTGTAAAATATCTACAGGTGAAAATTGGACCCTCGCAATTGAAAAGAATGGTCAAGTTTGGGCTTGGGGAAGAAATGCAAATAATCAAACTGGAACAGGTGGTGGTGTAAATATAGCAACTCCAACAAAGATTATCGGTCTTGCAAAAACATTTTGCAAAGTAGAAGCTGCAAGAATTCATTCTATGGCTATTGATAAAAATGGCCGAGCTTGGGGATGGGGCGATAATGGATATGGAAAAATTGGAGATAATACTGTAACCTTTAGAACATCGCCAGTAAGTGTCGCCGGTGCGGTAAAAACTTTTTGCCATATAAGTGCTGGACCTAATCATACACTTGCTATTGATAAAAATGGAAGAGCATGGGCATGGGGCTTCAATCATCGCGGTCAATTAGGCGACAACAGCAGAACTAGCCGAAGAACTCCTGTTAGTGTTGCTGGAGCAATTAAAACATTCTGCAAAATAAACTCTGGATCTAATAATTCAATAGCTATTGATAAAAATGGAAAAGTCTGGGCTTGGGGAGATAATCCATTTGGAAGCAACGGGGATAACACTTCAGCTTTATCAGAAACTCCTGTGCAAATTTGTAGTATTTAATTATGACTAAACCAGTTCTTGTTATAACTCACGAACGCTCTGGCACACATCTTGTTATCAATTCGATAAACTACGAAAAAAAAGGTGAATTTTTGACCGTTGGTTATACGCCAAATAATATAGATTTTAATTTAAAAGGCTATAAGCATATAACTTATAAGGATATTATGTGCAATGCCTGTTTCTTGGACTCGGTTAATAAATCTCATCACCAAGTAGAGTTTATGAAGGATTATTTAGATTTTTTATTTAGCAAGTATAGGGTTATTTACGTTAAGCGCGATATCAAGGATGTATTAAATAGCTATTATAAATTTATCCCAAAGCCAGAACAAAAAGATTTTCCAGTGTTTGAAGAATGGGTGTTTTCCAAGCCTGATGATATTGGCAGAAAGTTTCTACAGCCTTATGCACCTGATCCACATATAATTATTGAACCAGAAAATTATATTCATCGATGGTTCTTGCATACCAGCGGCTGGCTCAAGCACAAAGATAAAATGCTTGTAGTTAATTATGAGGATATGCTTACAGATTACCAGCATCAAAAACAAAGAATTGAAAGCTGGATTGAAAAAAAGATTGCGGATAAGATCCCAGATGTTCACGACAAGTCTTTACCAAACTTCGGCCCCGTCAAAGGAAAGATCGGCGGACATAAGGAAGTTATGTCAGAAAAATTAGCCGCGAAGATTGAAGATTTGCTGTCTCTTTATAATATTAAAGAGACGAATGAAAAAGGATAACTTAGTTTTAACCATCTCGATTGGCGATTATTACAACGAAGTAGCAAAGCTCACGCTACCTTCTATCCAAAAGTATGCGGAGAAAATCGGCGCCGATTTTCTAAACGTCACAGAGTTCAACAAATACTACATTACCCAAAAGTGGAATAAGTTCCTGATTGGCGAACTCTTAAATCAGTACAAGCGAATCATTTATCTTGATATTGATATTTTAATCAGAGATGATTGCCCCAACTTGTTTGAAGTTGTCCCAGAGACTAAGCTGGGAATGTTCAATGAGGGCCGTTATGCGCCAAGGTTTGAGTATCTGGAACAAGCCTCGGAGTACTACAAGGAGCCATTGAAGAAGTGGAACGGCAAGTTCTACAATTCGGGCGTAATGGTTATCTCCCGAATCCACAAGCAGATCTTCAGACTTCCGCGAGGCATTGATTTCGTAGAAACTGATCAGCCATTCATCAATCTGCGAATTTTAAATGATAAGGTTGATATGTTTGACCTCCACTACGACTTTAATCGTATGGATATCTTGGATAAGTTCTGCGGCATCTCGCGCCTAAACTCGTATATCGTTCACTACGCTGGTGCGCCAAAAGATATGCAAATGGGCGTTATCTACAAGGATATCCTTCAATGGGAAAAAGACAAGGAGGAGGGCTACAAGTATAAGCGAAACATCCTTATTAGCGTAACAGCAGGAATGGGCGACCAGCTATGTTCAGAGCCTGCTATCCGCTATACTCAGAAGCTTTATCCTGACGCTAATATCACTGTTGTATCGCACTTCCCTCGTCTCTTTGAGCACCTTAGCTGCCCCGTGGTTAATTATGATCAATGGAAGGGAATTAATGACGCTATCTTGACAATGCATACTTGCCCTGACGATGAGCAGTCAGAACACAAGATGTCACACGTTCTGTTCCACCCAACAGACTTTGCCTCGATGTCAATGATCAAGCGTACTATCCCACACACTGACAAGACGATTCAACTCAAGCTAGATGCAGAGGATGTCAGTTATGTTATCGACTTATTTAAAGACAAGAAGCCTGAAAAGCCTACTGTTGTGGTTCACGCTGGTCGCTGGTGGCCCTCAAAGACTTTGCCAGTTGAGTGGTGGCAGTCTATTGTGGATAAACTGTCGGAAAAGCTTACAGTTGTGCTGATTGGCAAGAGCATTGACGAGAAACAGGGCTATCTACCAATCAAAGTTCCACAGGACGGCTACGATCTCCGCGATCTGACCACTCTTGGGCAATTATTTGCCTTAATTTCACTGTCTAGATGCCTTGTAACGAATGATTCATCACCGCTTCATATTGCTGGTGCTTTTGATAATTGGATTGTGACATTCCCAACCTGTAAGCATGAAGATCACATCCTTCCATATAGAAACGGTACTCAGTCTTACAAAACCAAGGCTCTCCGTAAAGATCTGTTGCTCGATGGTCTAGAAATCCGTCACACTGAGTTCAAGCACGATACTATCGATCTTATCCCCAAGGGTAAGACTCTCTGGGATTATCTCCCAGATGCCGATACCGTAGTTAAGGAAGTTATGGACATTTACGATAACAAGCGATGAATAAATTTAGTTCCTTCCGCCCGCTCATGCACGAACATGAGTACAAGTTTATTGAAAAGTATCTAAATAAAAATGACACGTTGCTTGAGTTTGGTAGTGGCAATAGCACTGTTTATTTTTCTGGATTGGTGAAGAAGGTAATTTCCATCGAGCACGACATCGACTGGATTAAAAATATCCAAAAGATCGTTAATGCTTACGATATCCAGAATATCGAACTGATCTATCAAGCCGCTCACTCTCCAGATCCAAAGCCTTGCAGATACGAACAGTTCAAGGACTACATTCATTTGCCTGCAACCAAGAAGCTAAAGTTCACCAAGGCGCTGATTGATGGTCGCGCGCGTAAGTATTGCGCCAAGTATCTTTGGGATATTATTGATCAGGATGTGCTGGTATTCATCCATGACTTCAATCGCTCTGATTATCAGATGGCTCTGAAGTATTACGATCTGGTTGAGATGCTGACAGAAGGTCAAGGAATTGCGGCTTTAAGAAAAAAGCCAGAAGTGGTAAAAGAAGACTTTTACTACTAATAAAAAACCCCCGAATTTCTTCGGGGGTTTTTGTTTTAGGTCAGTTCAGGTTAGATACTGGGAGTATAAGCAGTGTTCTGTACCCATACGAAGACGCCGTTTGTGGTGTCCTGTGGGCTACCGATCTGAGTAGTGAAGCTCAGGTCAACGCTCTTATTGTCGCCAATTGCGCTTGAGAAGTTCTCGCTTACCAGCTTGGCGCCTCTGATCTCATAGATAACGCGATCATTAGCACCGGGCAGCTTGAACGCGAAGGCAAGGTTCTTTGTGGTATCGGCGTTAAGCAGGGTCTCGATTGCACCGCTGGACTTGAGGTCAGCAACAATTGCGCTCATATTGACAGTTACCTCTACAGGGAAGTCAATAACCTTGGTGAAGCCGAAGCGGCTACCAAGACGCTCAAGGGTGGTACGACCAATTGGAATCTCAATTGAGAGGTTCTGGATGTGAGCAGCAGTATTGTTGAATGGAGAACCTTCAACACCAGTGGGCAGTTCAGCGACTACGCCATCAGGCAGGATTACTGTGATGTCGCCGGGGCGAAGCGCGGAAACGCCTACGCTGCCAGTAACTGGGGCAGGAAGTTGGAAAAGGCTTGCAGATCCAGTTCCAGCCTCAACGAAGATACCGGGGACAACGCCAGAAGAGCCGCTGATAACGTTAACGTTAAGACCTTCACAGGTTACCGAAACAGTGGGAAGACCACCTACTGCGGCTTCTACAGTGTAGTTTGTGATATAAGCGTTGCCGATACCGATTGTTCTGGCAACTCCAGAATTTTGATAAATTCCGGTAGCGGAACCGTTGGCGTCGTTACCCTCTGCTACGGTGAGGATATGGAAGTTACGGCCAGATACGATACCAATGTTATTGGTTGCGTTGCTGGAATCGACGAGTCCACTGATGAATGATCCAGCAGCAGAGCTTGTTCCTACGTTAAATCCAAGGGCAGTTTCGTTATTACCAGTAGTAAGGTAGTAAGAGAAGTCAAGGTTTACAGTAGGAGCCTCGATTGAGATTTGGTCAATACGAGCAAGGTTACCAAATTGGTTAACGTCTTGGCGATTGATAGTAAAGCCATAGTTGGCTGACTGAACGCGGTGAAGCTGTCTAATGATGCTGGATGCGTGGGTGGCTGTCGGAACAGCTGTACCGTCTGCGACATAAAGAGCTTCTGATTGATAAATTACTCTGTTGCGTGCCATAAGTTGTTAGTTAAGAAGGTTTGAAATACTTTACATTTTTTTATCTAAAAATGGAATAATTAAGCTCTTGGATGGCGGTACTTGACGACTTCAAAATCAATAAAGCCGATATAAGGCTTAGCGTTGCCTCCTCTAGCGCGAGAGTCTTTGAGCTTAGAGCAAACTACTTCATCAATAAAAAAGTCATTCTGATTTATAACAGAAGAATCATAAGAGTATGTTCCGTTTTTGACATCTCCATATTCTGTGAGCGGGTATCCAGTAAAGTCCTTGTATTTAAAGCTACTAGATTTAGCGTCGGCAAAAATAGACAGAACGCCGTCAAGTTGATAGGGGTTATCGGTAAAAACGACGCACTTCACAAATGAGCGGCTTTCATCTTCTCCACCAAACGAAAACGGAGAATTATAAGTAGAGTCATTTGCAATAAAGATAGCTGGAGCAACTTGATCATATGGCGGTATATATTTGCCAGTCCAAGGAAATTTTTTATTCGCGTCGAGGTTGTTATCTAGAATCAGGTCGTCCTCGTTTTCGTTAGTAAGATAGATATTGAAATCCTTAACCGCAAAAGATCCTGTGACCGCAACTCCTGTAGAAACGCCGCTAATTAGCGCTCTACCATTGATATAGTCTATAATAACCCCATCGTTGCGACCCTTAAAAACTCCCGAAACATGAACGCCGCTAGGAATACTTGCTCCAGTAATTGTGGAGTCGTATACAAACTGTTTGTAAGGAGTACCGAAAGCTTTGTAAGTGGTTGATATTCTTGGGTCTGCATAATAAGTGAAAGTGCCAGTCTGATTGCTATAAGCCTCACCCTTCTCTAAAAGATAGTGATCAAGCCATAGAGCAAAAGATGTCGTTACGTTATGTTGATATTGCGGTTTCATCTAATAGGTTTATCTTTTTTTCGAAGTTAGCCAATATAGCGCTAATGTATTTTACATTTTTAAATCTAGTTTTTCTTCTAATATTTTTACTTGTTTGGATAGCGGTGTCAGATCTGGATGTCGGAAGATCTTCTCGCAGGGTGTAAAAGTACTGGCCAATACCGGAAATTCCTGTTTCGATGCCTTTCGCCCAACTGCGCCCCGGAGCCCAAGGCATTGGCGAGACATCCCATATGTCTTCTTTTGCTGGAATAAATACGTTCCAAATTACCCCGCCATCAATCAATCTAGAAAAGGTAATGGTGCTTTTCTGAAACGCCTCTGTTATTGGCGATATCGGATCGTCTCCGTTATAAAAACCAATATAAGAAAAAAGATTACCATAGCCATCGAGAGTTCCGCTAATGTTTTGAGCCGTTGGACCAGCTTCGATTTCTTTTGTAACAGGGTGTCTAAGAAATTCATTGATCGTTTCTCTTTTTATCCTTTCGAAAGCTAAGAAAACACGCCTTTCTACGCTATTTTTTAATATTGGCGCGACATCTTTATTGATTTTTTTTGCAACATTTGCTGGGATCTTCGCCATAATTACTCGTTAATTGGGGATAGGATGAATGAATAATATCTTGGCCCAAACATTCCATAAGGCTTTGAATCAGAAGAGATTGCATATCTACGACCATCAAATTCGACACGACGAGCTTCTTTTAGAACAGTGTAGGCAGAAGCTGGCACTTTGATTTTAACGCTGCCAGCAGGATAGTCTATTTTTTGCTGAGTATCGGCTCCGGGTACTGGGGCTTTGGCCTGATCTAAGTACTTAATCTTAGCCTGAAATGTATTGGAAACAGTTGTGAACTCCTTGTTTTCTACAGCTGGAACGTCTCTATCGTAAAAATAATTATAACTAGCTGAAGTGGAGATCACAGTCTCTCTGGGGTTAGAGTATACGGTTATCTGCCTAGAGAAGGTATCAAACACATCATCAATCACTTCATTGATAAAGTTTTTCTGCGCGTCTGAGAGGTAAGATGCCATATTTTACTTTACACTTTTTATATCAGATGTAATATATAGTAAGGTAAAAGGTATGACGGGCAAGGACTATTTAAATGACAGGGTAAAGGTTAATACTTCTGATCTTTTCAAGCGTATGCTTGGAATCCTAGAAGATATTAAGCACGAACACGACCGTCAATTTGCAATATTGTATTCTTCGGCTCCCGATTCCTTCAAGCCTGTAGTCAAACAAGCCAATTATCTTGATGAAAATCAAATGGCTTGGTTAAGAAAAAAAGTTCTCGATATGGGCAATGAATCCATTCGAAAAATGACTACCGAAATGGATTTGATCCATATTGAATTTCATCACACATTTAAACAATGAAAGAACTATTCGACTTCACAGTCAAAATTAATAAGGAAGTAGAAAAAACCGAGACCCGTGAGGAAGATGGCAAGACTATCACGGTCACCAGTAAAGTAAAGGAAGACGTTCCTGTGCGGATAATCTTCAAACAACCATCGCGCCGTGATACTGAAGACGCGGAGATTCAATTTAGCGTGGAGATGTCAAACTGCATTAAGAAGGGCATTTTGACAAAAGGAATGTTAGTTAAGAAGTACTCTGATACCGGAGGCATCTTCTCCGAAGATGATGACAAGCGTCTGACAGCAATGTACATTGATATGGCAAAAATGCAGAGAGAGTACGTTGCTCTTGAAAATGGTTCGGCAGAAGAGAAAGAGCGTGCGAATACAATTCTGGAAAAGCTTGCCGCAACAAGAAAGGAGATGGTAGATCTTGAGTCTACATATCTTAATCTTTTCAACAATACCGCAGATGTAATTGCACAGAACAATCTAATTCGTTGGTTCTGTGTTAACCTTGCTTACAAGCAGGAGCAAAATGGCAAGATCGAGCCGCTTTTTAACGGTTCGACTTACGAGCAAAAGCTTGACAATATGAGAGACCTTGACGAGGCAGAAGACCCTCTTTATCAAGCTACTTTCAGAAAGTTAGCCACATTTGTTTCTTTCTGGTATTACAGCAAGAATGCGACCAAGGAAGATTTCAAAAAGCTAGAGAAAGATCTTGAAGAAGGAAAGTATTAACGAAATTGATTTATTCTTGGCGTTCTGCCAGATAGTAGAGGGTTGCTCTGAGAAGGTTTTCTTGGGCAACCCTGTTTTTATTAAACATATAACTATTAAAGAGCGTGAATTCTTTAATAAGAAATATAAAGCTTATCTAGCTCACGCCATATCTAAGGGGCTTCCAAAAGAAGACGACGCCTTAAAAAAGGCAATAGAGGACGAGTTATGGTCGCAGAAAGAGGACGAAGAGATTAAAGTGTCAGAAAAATATATTGAAACACTTAATATAACCAGAAAAAAAGTATTTAAAAAGCTTCAGATTGATGAAATTGAAAAAAATATAAGGGAAGAAAAGGAAAAGGTCGCCAAAAAACTTGCAGAAAAAAAGCAAATCTTGGGAAAAACTGCCGAGGATTATGCATCTAGTAGAGCTAGTGACTATCTGATATATAGCTGTTTTTATAAGGACAAGGAATTAAATCAACGGTTTTTTTCCGAGCAAGAGTTTGACGAAATATCAAACAAAGAACTTGAGGAGTGTATTTTGGTTTACAATAGTTATTTTAACGATATTTCTGATTTAAATATTCAACATATTGCCATTTCTGACTTTTTCCATCCAAACTATCTTGTTTTAGATCATCCGATGGAGCTTTTTGGAAAGCCGATGACAAAACTTTCCGAAAATCAAATTAGGTTGATAATTTATGCCAAAATATTTAAAAATATATTTGAGACTGTAGAGCATATTCCAGAGGAGATAAAAAAAGATCCAGAAGCGTTATTGCAATATAAAGACAAGAATCAGGCTCAAAAAGAGTTCGAAAACAAAACAAAATCGAAGAAAAAAGGCAATGTTGATGGTGCAGAAATGGTATTCGGAGCTACAAAAGAAGAAATAGGAAAAGACACTAAGACCTTGAAAGATGTTATGAAGGATAAAACATCTCTTTCAATGGAAGACTTGATGAAATTGCACGATAAATAATATAAATTCTGTGTAAATAACCTCAAAGGTTAAAGGATGGCAAAAGGAATCACAGTACCTGTAGTCCAGTCGGGTTTAGAAGCCTCTATCGAGGCGGCGGCCAAAAAAGCTGGACCGCTGACTCTTTCTGCGTCTGTTGATCCTGGTTCCTTTAAAAGACTAGCCCAGCCTCTTGGTAGAGTAAGCGGTCTGGCAACAGAGTTCGAAAAGTCAATTGCCGCATCAAATGCGCGTGTTATCGCATTCGGCGCTTCTGTAGGTATCATCAATGGCGTACAAAATGCTTTTGCTACGCTTGTTAAAACAACAATTGAAGTTGAAAAAAGCTTGGCTAATATTGCCATTATTAGCGGAAAAACTACTCAGGAACTTGAACCATTTTCCAGAGCGCTTTTTGAGATTGCCAAAACTACCTCGCAATCTTTCCAGACAGCCTCCGAGGCGGCACTAGAGTTCTCTAGACAGGGCTTGGGTCTTGAAGAAACGCTAAAAAGAACTCAGGACGCCCTTACTCTTACTCGTTTCACAACTTTAAGCGCTGCTGAAGCCGTGGATGTACTCACGGCTGCGGCAAACTCTTTCGGAGCAACTGGAATTACAACTAGCGAGATTCTGAATAAGCTGGTTGCCGTAGATACTAAATTCGCAGTCTCTGCTGAAGACTTGGCTAAAGGCTTGTCCCGTGCTGGCTCGATTGCTCAAGAAGTTGGCGTTAGCTTTGACGAATTAAATGCCATCGTCACAATTGCACAAGAAAGAACTGCGCGTGGTGGCGCGGTAATTGGTAACGCATTCAAGACAATTTTCACCAGAATCAGATCAGATGAAACTATCAAAGCATTGCAAAGCATTGGTATCTATTCATTTGATGCCGAAGGTAGACTGAGGCCGGTTGTAAGTCTTCTTGAGGAATTGGCTGGGAAAATTAATACCCTTAGCGAAACCAAGAGAATCGAAGTTCTTGAGGCGATTGCTAGCAAGTACAACATCAACGTTTTGACAGCGCTTGTTGACGACTTGGGCTCAACAGCGAGCAAGTTTAGAGAGGCGAGAGATGTTTCTGCGGGCGCGCAAAGCGAGGCATACCAGCGTCAGATTGAACTCAATCAAACTCTAGATGCAGTTATCACAAGAGTTACAAATTCAGCCGCTCAGCTTGCTGATACTCTTGGCAGAATTGGCGTTACTGACAGCCTTAAGTCGCTTTTAAACTTTTTTGACAACATTCTTACTGGGATTAATGACGTTATCGATTCCGAAGGAATTGGCGGCACTATTGCTAAAGGTTTAATTTCTGGACTTAGTGGAGTATTTTTCAAGATCGGCATTCCTCTTCTTCTTGCGATATTCGTTAAGCTGACAAAAGACATTGCCCAATTCGGCACTGAGTCACTAAAAACTATCTTGGGAATCAACAAGGAAGTCAGGGAGCGCCAAGCTTTGGAACAGGCTGTTGTTAATACGCTGATCAAGGATCAGCAAGTAATGGCGACAATCCTGTCTCTAAGCGGAGATCGCAGAAAGCAAGAAGAGTATTTACTTTCTGTTTACAATAGGCAGTTAGCGGCGCTTCAGCAAGTACAAAGCATCGCGGCAAATGTTGCCCCTGCACTACAAGCCGCTGGACTTAGCGCTACATCTGGAACGATTAAAAAGAGAGCGGCGGGAGGTTATCTGCCAGCAGAAGAGGCGAAAGATGTGCGTCGTGGAGTTGGTGGGGCCAGCCCTTCTTCTAAAGTCGTAGAGATTCCAAACTTCTCGTTTGGCGGCGGTAAGCGTGGCACGATGGTAGCAAATACCAGCGAATATATTGTGCCTAATTATGCTGGTGGTAGCGGTACGGCTATCTTTAATCAGGATATGGCGAAGGAGTATGGTCTACCGCCCGGAGCTAAAAAGATTACAGCTTCTGGTGGATTTGTGCCTGCTAATGGGTTTGTACCAAATTTTGCGGCTAAAAAATTCAATGTTTTTGATCAAGCAAAGGCTAAAGTTAAAAAAGATCAAGAGCCTATAGACTATGTAGATCTTGATGGAATACGCAGGTCTGCATATTTAACTTTGGATGCATCAATTGATCCGGTAGGAAGATTTTCTAAATTACAATCTTCAGCGCAGCAGAAATTAACTGAAAAACTAGGACCAATCGCAGAAAATGCTAAAATTGTTCCTGACCAAGGATCAATTGAATTTGTACAAATTAATAAAAGCTTGCAAAGAGATGATTTAGTTCAAAAAATTCGTGAAACTAAAAACAAAATTCAAGCTAATCCAAAAGCTAAAATAGATAAGGATATTGAGGATATTATCCAGTCTATTTTGCCAGAAACAAAAGGTAGTGTTGACAATAATCTTAAAGCTGCCGTCAAAACAGAACTTCAAGTTCAGGGGCCAGCAGCATTTAGGTCTGGAAATATATTAGAGGATATTTTGTTCAAAAAAATTACTGGAACGATAGAGGGAAGAAATAGCAAAACTTGGGATTTGCCAGCAGAACAATCTGGCGCTTTTAAAAGCAGATTTGGGTTCAAATCTAAATTTGGAGACATAAAATTAGGTTCGTCAACAAGTAGTATTTCGTCATTCATTGGAAAGCATATCATTTCTCCAACGGGTCAAAATGCATCGGGGGGCTACATTCCAAATTTTGCGCGCTACGTTTATGACGCTGACAGAGTTGATGCAGATAAAAATAACCTACTAAAGGCTATTTTAGCTTCTCGCGTCAAGAAGAATTTAATAGTTGGACCAGCGGGATCTGGTAAGTCAACTTACGGGGAGTCTCTTGGTTCATTTATAACCAATATTGCCCAGTTAACAGACGCCAGTGAGATCGATATTCTTTCAGGCGCGGCAAGAACAAAAGATGGCGGCGTTTCTAAAAACTTCCAGCAAATTTCTGATGCGGTAAATGCATCTGGAGGAAAGATCTCTTATTTGTACACTGGCAATATGGACATTCTGTCCAGAAGAACTGGAAGAATCGCAGAGGGTCCAAAACAAGGCGATCTCAGAAGCAAGAAGCAAATTGCAGGATCGATGTTTGCTCCGCTTAATCAGTTTGATTTTATTTCAAAAGTAAAAGGCTCTGCTAAAAACTTTGAGATGATTCGCGGCGCCAAGGGATATGTTCCAAATTTTGCCGATAAAAAGCCAGCGACAATAAAGGGCGGAAAGGTTGATAGAAAAACATATACGGGACCAAGAGCGCTTGTTAGCGCTCAGGGTATAGCAGGCATGATTGTTCCTGACCAAGCTAATCAGGAAACAATGACTAATTATCTCAAGAAAAATCCTTGGGGCTTCCAAACAAAAGAAGACGTATACCTTCCTCCAGAAAATAGTCTTATAACTAATGTAAGGTACAATACTTACGGCTTGAATGAGCAGGCGTTTGAAGGACAGGCTTTGAAGAAAAGCGGAACACAAACCTTGATTGAAGCTGATGTTGAAAAAGCTGGCATAGAGATAGCGAAAAAATGGGCTACAAAATATTCAGATGAGTATGCGAAAAAGATGCCTGGCCGTTCAGTTAAAACTAATTATGATGAAAATTTTATCCGCACATCCTTTACAGAATCAGAAGGCGCCGTCTCGGCAATCTCTACTTTAGGAGGCGGTATATTTGAGTCTTCTATTAGGGCAGCTTTAGATACTCAAGTTGGACAAAGAATAGAAAAAGCACAAAAAGAAGATTCAAATAACAGGTTAGATTTCCCAGTTAATCCATTTCTTAAAGAATTATTTGGTATTGGCGGTGGCGAGCAATTTGTAGATGCAAAGATTTCAGGAAGCCCCGGTTCAACAGGAAGAAAACTAGCTGATCAAATTGTTGCCGCTCAACTTTATAAACCATACAAAACTGTCAAGACTGCCGCAGCAGAAGGCTATATTCCAAATTTTGCACAAAAGAAACAGCAGTCTATCTTGGCCCCATCTGGACAGTTCTATGACCTTGATACCGCTGACGCATTTCTTGCTGCATCTAATGTAAATCTTGAAGCCAAGCCATCTGCTCCAAAGGGTTTAGGGGATGAATTAAAGAAGAGAATTCTAACTTCAGCTAGAAGAGTTTATGGACCAAATGCACAGATTGGTATTTCAAGATTGCCGGGCAAGAGAGAGGCTTTCACTTCAACAGTACTGGCAAATCCAGCTTTAGCTGATGACTTCATTGCCTTGCAAAAAGCAACAACTGGTGGCGTTGGACCAGAGTCCAACACTCCAGAAGCTCTTGCAAAATTTAATAATCCAACGCCTTTTGATCCAACTCCTTGGCCAGCAGTAAGAGCGGTTGGCGGCAAAACTCGCTCGATTAAGAAGGTTGGGCCAAGATCTTTGAATGCCGCAGCGGGCTACATTCCAAACTTTGCAGATCTTTTTGTTGATTACGATTATACTATTTTTGGACAACAGCTTGGCAAGGCAACTGATTTTAATGCTCAAAAAGCATTAATTAAAAATATTCCAGAAGACCAAATGACTGAGCAGGAGCGCCAAGCTCGCGATGCTCAAATGAAGCTTTTGACTCCGTTTGGTCAAAAACTTCTGCAATCGAAGAAGCCTTTCAAACTTGCAACGGCAAGATGGAATGATTATCAACCTGGTATTGAATCCTCTTTGAAGGGTTTAGGTTTTAATGTTAATGGTGTTTTCGCTTTGGGCAGAGAGTTCTCTGAAGAGCAGTACAAGGTCGATAACCCCAAGTTTGCAGAAGAGATGAAAAAGCCAGAGGGTGAAAGAAATACTAGAGTAAAACCTAAAATCGATCCATCTGCTGCCCAGAAAAAAGCGTTGTTTTTTAAAGAGCGTGCGCCGAAAATTGCTACAGGCGATATTGATTTTGTAGATAATGATCCAGCGAACTTGCAAGCAGTAAAATCGCTGATGCCGAAAATAAATACGTTTACTCCTGATCAGTATGCGGCAAAGCTTTTGGCCCCACAGCGAGTAAAAGGAACAAAGGCTTCGCTGGGATATGTTCCGAACTTTGCTGATAATGACCCATTAAAAGAAGCTGTTAATAGAGAAGTTGGTGCTGGCGTGCCGCCCGCGCGCGTGCGCGTGACGCAGGATGAAAGATTAAAGAACTCAAAAAACCCAAATGGTCTCGCCGTTATCAACACCAGAGACGAGCCAAATGGCAAGATTCCAAATGATTTTAGAGAAAGAGGAATGCGCGCGGCTATGGGAAGTAGAGGGTTTGTACCAAATTTTGCAGATCTTAGTACAAAACAAATTAAAGAAATTTTAGGCAAGTCTCCAAATCCAATAAGTGCAGAACGGTACACAGGTGGTGAAGGTTTTGATTACGGGGTTCAAACTCAAAAACAAGGAGATCAGAAACAGGAAGCAAATGATGAAACAAAAAAAATTGATATTGGCAAATTCCTTGTTCTTCAGACCGCAATAGTTGGAGCTACATCAGCAGTTCAGGCGTTCACAGAAGAAAATAGTAACGCGGCAAATGCTTTAGAAGGTGTAAACGCCGGTCTTTCTGGACTTGCAACATTCGCATCTTTAGCGGGAAGCGTAAACATACCTCTTAGAATATTTCTTGGTTCGTTGACGGCTTTAGCTTCCGCCGCTCCTTTGATCAGTAGAATTTTTGAAGCTCAAAAAACTCCCGCCGAAAAAGCTAGCGAGGCTTTAACAAAACTGGCTAGAGAGGCCGAAAGAACTGGTCAAAAACTCACGCCAGAAAATATTTTAGCAAAATTAACAGAAGGTCGTGCTGAAGGTAAACAAAAACAAGAGGCTGTAAAAGTTTCAGATCTTGTAGAAAAAGCAATAACTAGTACACAATCTGTTGGATTTCCAGATATTTCTAAGGACTTGATAAAACAAATAAGCGCTGTTCTGTCTGCTACTGGAAATATAACAAGAGATCAAGAGGGCAAAATCACTGGAGTTGATACGGACGCAATTAATAAAATTTTTGCAGGGGTGATCACAAAGACAACTGAACAAGGATTAGCTAGTCAAGATTTTATGGGAGGGGTTCAACCTGGTGTTGAGCGCACAGCAGTAAATGAAAATTTATTGCAAGAAAATGTCATTGATCTTTTAAACGATCAAATTAAAAATGAGAAACAAAGACTTTCAATTAGACAAGAAGGTCAAGTCTTAGATAAAGTTCAACAGGCGCTTTTGACTAGGGATAATGAACTACTTTTGTCTAGACAAAAAGCGCTTGAGTCTATTTTTCAAACACAGTTAAAAATAAATGAAAAATATAATGAAGAGTCTTTAAGAATTGAAGGCTTGTCTGCTGCACTAGAAAGAGAGAAACAGTTTAGAACAGAATCTTACACAATATCCCAAAAAGCAGCCTTAGATAAAGAAAAAGCAGAAGCGGAATATAATAAAACTGTGGCGCAGATCGCGCTTGATTTAAGAAAAAATTTAGGCGCTGGGGCTAAAGAATCTGTGCTTGGAGGAACTCAACAGGTTCAAGACTTTTTAGGCAATTTAGATACCAGTAAATTACAAGGCTTAATTGATGGATATGCCAATGCGCTTAAAACTAACGAGCAAGCTTTAAAAGATGGTACAGTAAAAATTGATGACGTTTTTGGTTCAGTTTGGTCAAAATTTACAGAAGGACTTGTTGGCGTTCCTCCAGAATTAAATAACTTAATACTGGGTTCAAAAGAGCAGTTTTTAGCTTTAGTAAGATCAGCTTATGAAACTAAAGCGAATGCCGATCAGACTAGAATATTAACAAATACGCAGATTGATTTCGCCGCAACAAATTCAGAAGCTAATACAGAACTTAGAAAATTACAAAGCGCATACAAACAGAATAGGTCAAGACTGGCGTACTTGAATAGCCGCAATGACGGAAGCGAAACTCAAGATATTACATCTGATGAAGCTGCGGCAGTTGAAGAACAGTTAAATATTCAAAGAGAAAAATTAATTACTTCCATACAAGACTTGGAAATTGCTAATGCGGAAGAAATAGCCCTGCTTCCAGAAAAGAAAAAAGCTGATTTACAAAGAGTCCTAATTACCAACGGTCACGCAAAATCAATTCGTGAATTAACTGGAATCGATCAGGCAGCGGCAATTGCAGCTTCAAATCTTAGTGAAGAAACTGATAAAAGAGTATTTCAGTTAAAAACTGACGCTAAAAATGCAGAACTAAAGCTTAATACAGATAATAATTTATTAAATGCAGAAACAGACTTGATCGACGCCTATAATCAAGCCTACAAAGGCAGTATCCAAACTGAAACTGTTGCAGCTAAATTAAGAAGTGCTCAATCAAAATTGACAAAATCCGAGTCTGATAAAGATGATGAATTACAAGTTCAAATTGCTCTTATACAGCAAAATTGGAAAGGTGAAAGCAGAGATATCCAAAGAAAGACTGAGCTTTTAAGAGAGCAGAATAAAAAGATCAGTGTAACTCAGCAAGCCATACGATTAGAAGAGCAGTTAAATCTTGAAGCTGAACAGTTAATTGAAGCTAGAAGAAAAGCCTCCGCAGCGCTTTCAGAAATCAATCTGACAAAAGCGATTGAAAATCAAATTACTTCCGCTGGAACTGCAAACATTCAGGAAATAACAAAAACAATAGTGCAAGGCCGAGCTTTAACACAAACTGGAGTACAGTCTAGTTTTGAGCAGCAGGCAAGAGCTTCGGTTTTTGAAAGAAGAATGGCTGGAAGAACAGAAGTTGATCTAAGAGAGAGTACTAATATTCTTAGTGGGAGAGACAACTCCATTCAGCAAAATTTACAAATTCAACGAGGCGTTCTTCTCGATCAGGCCGAAACATTCCAGCAAATTATTGGTAATCAGACACCAAAACTGTTTGCGGATGGAATGGCGGAAGCGATGCAGGCTGCTCTTAATCAGGCAGATGATCTTGGTGGCGCATTAAGAAATGTTGCCCTTAACTTCCTAAAGAGCCTTCAGAGCGCATTTTTACAAAGTGCTTCAAGACAGATTGTAGCTTCTATTCTGCCAACAGGCGCGGCAAAGGGTGGCTATGTAAAGGGTTACGCAACTGGTGGTCTTGTGACTGGCGGTAGCGGATATAAGGATGATGTGCCAGCAATGTTGAGTGAGGGTGAATATGTAATTCGCAAGTCTTCTGTTAAAAAGTATGGCGCATCTAATCTACAAAAGCTAAATTCAGGAGAAGCTCCTAAGTTTGCAGCTGGTGGCATTTTCCTACCCGGTATTCGTGGCCAAACTGAAATTTCAGGCTATAAGGATTTAACCGCTTTTGCTAAACAAACAACAACAAGCGGCGCAACAGATGTATTAGCTGGCGGCGCAACAACCGCTTTTGCCAACCTTGAAGATCAAAGCTCAAGACTTTCTGCTTATGCTTTGATGAGAGAGGATGACACCATAAATCAGGAGATTCGCAGCGCTCAAGAGCAGGCTATGAATATAATGGCCGAAAGAGAAGCTTACAGAACTGCTGAAAGAAAAGCATTTCAGAAACAGCTTGTTGGAACAGTAGCCTCCGCTGCTTTAAGTTATGGAATAAATGCTGGGGTTGGAAAATTAGGAAGTCTATTTAGTGGTGCGGCAGCGGCTGGAAAGGGTTCCGCTACTGGATTAGGTTTAATGGACCAAGTTTCTGGCAAAACTCAATTTTTGACAAATGCGAAGCCTTTTAGTTTTCAATCTCCACCAGCATTCAATTATAGCTTTGGCCCAACAAAGGCTTATGGTGGAATGATCAAGCGTTACAACGCTGGCGGTCCAACAGACGATATTCCCGCACTTCTTATGGGTGGCGAGTATGTAATGAATCGCCAAGCAACCAAGAAATACGGTAAACAATTCTTTGATTCGATCAATCAAGGCCGCGCTCCAAGATTTGCTGATGGCGGTCAAGTTTCCACCGCAGAGCCAAGCTTCGCTGAGAAAGCGGCGACAAGTTCTGACTCTAAAGCCGCAGGAGCTACAAATGTTAGCATCAATATCAATGTAACTGGCGGAACATCAGATACCCAGACTCAGGGTGATACCAAACAGGGCGGCATTGACTACAAGAAGATGAGCGAGCAGATCAAACAAGTCGTCATCCAAACAATCAATGAGGAAAAGAGACTAGGCGGATCATTAAGAAGTAGATAATGAAATCATCAGTATCAAGCTATGAAAACAGTCTTTATATCAGCGGCGTCAAAATATTTGGCGTCAACGATGTTAATTTCGGCTATTCTTTGCCGATTGAGCACATCAATGTTATCGGCGCTAATAAATTTACTACTTTTACCAATAACGCGCCGCAGTCAAACCTGAGTGTTCAGAAGTACCTTTCGCCAGCAGACTTCTTTTTAAATTTTACGGGGGCTGGACAGGTCAGCGGCGGTTTATTTTACAATAATAAGAATTTTACATTTAATCGCGCGTATCTTAATAATTATTCTGTTTCCTGCGCCGTTGGAAACTTTCCATCTCTAAGCGCCGATTTCACAATCTTTGGTAATGTAGGAACTGGTGTCGCAAGTTCGGGGGCTAGCCAAACAGGCGCACTATCAGTCGTCCGTCCTAGAGATATAGCTATTCGATGCGATGGTACTGGAACAAACAGAATCGAAGCTTTTACATACTCACTTGAGTGCCCAAGACAGGCTTTTTATCATCCAACTGGATCAACTCCAATGGATGTTGTGACATTGCGCCCATTTAGGGCAACCGCCCAGTTCACGCTTGGCGTTGATGATTATGAGTCGAAAAGAGTTTTAGATTATATTGTTGATTCCAACAAGCAGAATATTAATATAACAATAGGGTCTCTGGCGACATTTTCAATGAACAATATGGAGTTAATAAGTGAAACGATCAATTCGTCCGCAACTGACGAGCTTTCGTTAACGCTTACTTATCAAGGATTTGTCTAATGTCATTTCTATACGACAGAGATTATAATGTCACAGGAACGGTTCAAACAACGTTTGATTTTAAACCGTCTTATGGAACCTCTGTCAATTTTTCGGCGGATTTAAGCTCTTATGTTACTGTCGATAATTATTTATATTCAATGCCAAGAGGAATGAATCATTTGCAGATGACGGTGCAAATGCCATTTGAAAACAGAAAAGAGGCTGAAGCTACAAGAATTGCCAGTTTCTTTGAGAATCTTCGCGGCACAGGATATTTCACTTTTACCGATCCAGCTTCGATATACAAGCCAGTTAATTTATTTTGCGGCGGAATTCAAACTAATTTCACAGTCAATGATCTTTATACAATACAAGTCGAATTGGCTACGGATCAAGTTTCGTCTCTTTTAAATTGGAATGGAATGTTTGTTACGGGCTCTGGCATAAAGGGAAGTTGGGCCACATCTACTGCGTATTCAAAATACGATGTTGTCAGACATACTGGCAATGCATCTTTCCCGCAGAATACCGGCAACTTATATGATTGCTTTTATTACTGTACTGGCGATCACACAAGCCAGTCTTCCATCAATGGCTCAGAAATTACCAACGGAAAATGGACGCAGGAGTTCTTTTTTCAGCCAACTTACTCGTCAACGGTGGGCAAAGAGACTTCTACTTTAAAGACAGAGTTGCCGTATTCATTCACAAAAAGAAGCGATTTTGGACTGCACGGAAATGTTCTAAAACAATTTACGATGGAGTTTAAGGGAATCACTGATCTTGAGGCGAGATCGATTTTACACTTTCTAACTGGAAGACAGGGCTATAGAAAGTTCCAGTATAAAATACCAAATATATATAATAAAAACAAATACTTTTTTGCACCAGAGTGGAAGCACACTTTTGTTTATAAAAATGTAAATGATATTTCAGTAACGCTGGTGGAAGATCCTGTCGGCATAAGGAGGGTTTACTAATGGGCAGACCAATCTCATATGAAATGCAAATGATGTTTGTTGGTTCCTCTGGCGCTTTTGAGGAGGCGATGAACACGGGCAGCGGAATCAGTCGTCTTGATTTTATTCAGGGCTACGACTTCTCTTTCAATATTGAAAGAACTCCGCTGAAACAAATCGGCTCCGATTCGTTTGCTACAAGGCAGACTCAGCTTGCGCCGGATGTTAATTTAAATATTCAATACTATTTGAATGATGGCTGGAATGATAAGTATATTGGACTGGATATACCGACAGGTACGACTGGTAACCCATTCGATTCTATTCTTTCGTCTACTGGCGACCGTAATTTCTATATCAGTATCGCGCAGAATGATGGAATGGATCAGAACTTACAAACAGGAATTGTTAATAGTAATATTCTCGCGATTGGTAACGCCTATATTACTAACTATGAAATCAGTGTGGCAGTTAATCAGCTGGCGACTGTTTCGTGTTCTTTTGTGGGCGCAAATGCTAATGTGCAAGATTATGCGACTTCGAAGTACTTACCATCGGTAAATACCCTTGTTAGTGGCCAAAATGCTCAAGATGCAAATAAAAATTTCTCGTTAAACTTTGTCAATAACTCAAGAACTGAAAGGTATTTGCCAAAAGCAAAGGAAGTATTTAATGGCGGATGTCCTTACAGTAAATGTAAGATTACCCCAGACTTTCAGTCAGGTGGCGGCACTTCGCCAATTACTTTTGGCTTCTTTGACGCGATTGCCAACAACTTCCAGAGTATGCAATTCTCTGTTCAGTTTGAACGCAAGGCTCTTTATGGGTTTGGCAATAATCATCCATACATTAGAAAAATTCAAAGACCAACAGTTGCCACATTATCTTTGTCGGCGCTGATTGATGATTTTCAAGCTGAAAATTTGAGTAAGGTTTTTCACGCTGAAGGTGGAACTCAGAAATCAATGTTGATTGAGTTTTTTAATTTAGAAGACGTTAAAAAGTTTGGGTTGTCGTTACAAAACCTAACGCTTGAGTCTTATAACCTTGGAGCAAGAATTGGAGACAGGGTTTTAGTAGAAACTAATTGGAGCGTTGAGGTTAAGAACGGCGCAGGGGCAGATATTGGTATGGTTGGGTCTTATGGACCGCCGCTTCTTGATGTAACAAAAGTTAATGAGTCTTTTGCAGTTGAGAGGTTATTTTTTCAAGCGGCTGCATCAGACGCTGGACAGTCTTTTGCTATCGATAAAAATGGAACACTATGGGGTTGGGGAGTCAATACTTACTGGTCAGAGAATTTCCGCGTTAATACAATTAATTCTTTAGAAGGTCAAGTGGCAACTCCTACAAAAATAATAGGCGCTAATCGTACTTTTTGTAAAGTAGTATCTACGGGAGGAGGCTTTAGCGCTATAGACAAAAAAGGTAAAGTCTGGAGTTGGGGGCCAAACAATTATGGTCAAATTGGAGACGGCTCTACAACAAGTCGCACATTGCCAACATCTTTATATGGCAATAAAACATTTTGTGAAATATCTGGGACTTTTGATAGAAAAGTAGGCTTAGATAAAAACGGTAAGCTTTGGGCTTGGGGGCAATTAAGTAATTCTCCGGCAGTATGCTCTTCAACTCCAGTAGCAGTTTATCAAGACAAGACATTCTGTAAAATATCTAATGCTTCGGATTTTATCGACAAAAATGGTAAAGCTTGGGCGTGGAGTTATCCAAATCCAACTGCTGTCGGCGGTAATAAAACATTCTCCGAAATATCCTCAGCTGGTAATTATACGCTTGCGATAGATAAATATGGAAAGGCTTGGGGCTGGGGATATAACGGTGCTAATAATATTGGAAGCGGAAGTAGCATTCCAGATTTTGTCAATTCTAATAGTCCAATAGCTGTTTATGGAAATAAAACATTTTGTAAAATATTTGCAAGAGATGAATTTAACGGAATTGGAACCTCTTTTGCAATTGATAAAAATGGCAAAGCTTGGGGATGGGGAGCGAATGGATATGGACAGTTAGGAGATAATTCGATAATAAATAGATGCACGCCAGTGGCAGTTTGTGGAAATAAAATATTTTCTAATATTTATATTGGATATACTACAGCGAGTTGGACTGCGGCGGACGATATTCCCCGTCCTTTTGTTATTGGAATAGATAATAACAATACAGCTTGGAGTTGGGGAAGTAATTTAGCAGGAACTTTAGGAAACGGTAATAAACATTACCATTGTGTTCCTATTTTAGTTAATAGCGCTAGAACATTCTGTAAAATAGCGGCTAATGCATACACTTCTCTTACATTAGATAAAAATGGTCTGGCTCAATTTTCTGGATTCACTAATATTTATGGAAATAAAACCGTATGCGAAATTGGTCTTTCTTTGGAAAGTTACTATATAATAGATAATGCTGGTAAAGCTTGGGCTTGGGGGACCAATGACTTTGGGCAGTTGGGAGATAATTCAATAACTTCTCGGGCTACTCCAGTTCAGGTATATGGCAGTAAAACTTTTTGTAAAATTATAGGAAACAATGCAACATTCAGCGGCGATGCATTTGCACTCGCTATAGATAAATATAATAAAGCTTGGGCGTGGGGCATAAATACTAGGGGGCAGCTTGGAAATAATTCTATAACTAGTAGGCGTACTCCTGTCGCAGTTTGCGGAAACAAAACATTTTGTCAAATATGTGCTGGATATGATCACGTTCTCGCAATTGACAAAAATGGTAAAGCTTGGGGCTGGGGAGGTAATTACTTTGGAGCAGTTGGAGATGGCTCTACAGTATGTAGAAGCTCGCCAGTTGCTGTTTATGGAAATAAAACATTTTGTAAAATATTTGCTATGAATGCTTTATCTATAGCAATAGATAAAGATAATAAATTATGGGGATGGGGATATGACCAAAGTGTCATTACAAATAGTGAAGCTATTTTGACTCCTAAAAGAATAATAATTGGCAGTTTAAATAATAATTTTTGTGATGTGGCTCTTGGAGGAAGCTATGGTGGATATATGTTTTTAGACACCAATGGAAAAGCGTGGGCGTGGGGATATAACGTATGCGGTCTTTTAGGGTTAAATACAAACGCTCCTGTTTTGTCGCCAAGACAAATTTGTGGAAACAATTCTTTTTATAAAATAGGTGTTATATCAAGTGAATTTGATGGCGCCTGTTATGCAATTGATAAATCAAATAGATTGTGGGGCTGGGGGCAAATCGGGATATATACAAATAATTCAAATTATAAAACTCCCTCTAGGATCTATAACAAGTAACATTTAATGTAAACTATCTATATGTCCACAGGAAGCAACAGATTTCAAGACCTTGAGGAAGTTGGCGTATTAGATTCGCAGGATCAATTCATCTTTTTTCAAAATTCAAGCAAAAAAGTAAAGAAAGTCTCGCGCCAAAATCTTGCTGGAAGTACTGGGTTTGGAACATCGATACCCGGAGTAGTGCAGCAAGATAATATTGCTCCAGCCACTCCAACTGGACTCGCCCTGACAACTAGGTCAGAAATAGATTCTGATGGCTCTGAAAAAATATTCATAACAGCGAAAATAAGTCCAAATACTGAAACTGATCTTGATCGATATGGCTGGTATATAAGAAGAGTAACAGGAACTCCACAATTTAGCGGTGGCGTTTTAACTGGGTATACTGCTGGTCAGATTTACGAAGCATCATTAGAGGAGTCTCAGGCTGCTGGTAGCGTTGGTACAGATGGTAAGGTGACAAAAGAGTGGACTGGACTAAAGCCAAATACTTGGTATCAAATCAGGGTTTGCGCGATAGATAAGCAGGGAAATGCCTCTTCGTATACAGCAGAAAATTCTGCTGGATTTATTCAAACAGCAAGGGACACAGTTCCCCCAGCAGCCCCGACATCTGTCACTATCACAAGTGCGATAAAATCGATATTTTTAAATTGGACTAACTCTACAGACGACGACTGGGCTTTTGTAAGAATTTATAGGAACACATCCAATACGCCGCCAACAATTGGAACTACAACGCCACACGCTTCAATAGCTGCTTCTTCGTTTGTTGATGAGAATCTCACTCAAGGAACAACATATTACTACTGGCTGACATCTGTAGATACCTCTGGCAACGAAACTACGACGACATCAACGGTCGTTTCCAGCACTCCTGGTACTGTTGCCGCAACTGATATTTCTAGTTTTGCAGTTACAGCTACAAAATTATATACAAATGTAATTGTTCTATCAGGGGACAGCTGGACAGACAATTCGCCATCAGGAGGATCGATTGCTTGGAATTCTCATACTCTTGTTTATGGCGGTGCATCGTATACAATTTCTGCTGGAAGCACAAGCAATACATACGTTTACTGGACCGGAGGAACAACTTACCAAACAAGCAATACCAATCCAGCTTTAGCTGATGGTCAGTTTATGATCGCCACAAATACAAGTGGCGCGCACGATCTTGCTTGGAATGCTCTTGCTAACGCCGTCATTGGCAGTGCTTACATTCAAAATCTTGCAGTGACTAATGCAAAGATTCTTGAAATGACGGCGGATAAAATTAGAACCGCGACTCTTTCCGCCCAGACAATTACTCTAGCTGGTAGTGCGATTATAAGAAGCGATGGAGTAACAAGCTCTAGCTCTGGCAATGGTTTTTACCTAGAAGGCGTATCTGGATCTAGCATTTTAGGAATTGGCGATCTTAGCGAAACTAATGCATTTTTAAAATGGAACACTGCGACTGCAACTCTAAAAATAAGAGGCGAGCTTAGAGCTTCTAGCGGCTGGTTTGGAACCTCTTCCACCAACGGAGTAATTATCGACAGTAATGGATTAGAAATAAAAGGAACAGGTTCAGCTGATGCTGTAGGAAGAATAAAAGCTAATATTGATTGGAGCGCATCTGGCGCAGGATCTTTTACTCCAACAAGTACGGCTGGTTTTTATTTGGGAAGAGCATCTAACCAATATAGATTTTTTATTGGAAATACTGGTACAGATGGTCTTGGTGGATCTGCCAACTCTTTATATTGGGATGGTTCAGCTTTAACAATTACTGGCGTAATCAGAGCTACTTCTGGCTTTTTTGGAACATCGACTAGCGTTGTTTCAGTTGGATCTGGAGGTTTAACAATTGGTACTGGTGGCGCAATAAACTCTAGTGGAGTAGCTTACTCTGGCGGAGTTTTTACTAATAGTGGATTTTATTTAGGAAGCGCCGGTGGTCAATATCAATTTTTTATTGGTAATCCATCTGGTAACAACTTAACTTGGAACGGGGCATCATTAAAAATTAATGGCAATTTAACCTCTGGAACCACTCTTGGAAATACAGGAGATTCTGGGTTCGGTTTGATTCTCCAATCTAACTTTGGTATCCGAAGAGACACAAATGCTGGAATTATTACAATAACCGCTGGCACCTCAAACGGAGCCAGTAATGGAGCGCAATTAGAATTGCATGGAAATCTTTCTACTGGAAACGAAGGACTCGTTACACTTCAGGCTGGTACCGGATCAATAAGCGCAATAAGATTTTTTACAAATAGATCTGTAAGTAATGCTAATATCGGAGTAAAAAGATTAGATATAGATACCGATGGTACAGTTGCGATAATCAGAGAGGCTTCTTATGATGGTGGCGGTGGAACATTTACTCCTGGCGCTGGAAACTTGGAGGTGGCTTCTAATATTGGAGTTGGTAGAGATGCCGCCAATGGCGCTTCAAATACTGGAAAACTGCACGTAGCTACGGAAATAGCAGTATATAATGGAGGTACTCAAAATATAATTTTAACAGGAAGCTCTGGAGACGTTACCGCTGTACAGTTTACGACTTCTTCATCAAAGCGTTTTAAGACAAAGATTAAAAAATTAAAAAATGGATTAAATACTGTACAAAAGCTTAACCCTGTGTCCTTCAAAAGAAAAGGAAAGGGTGGCAAGGATGATATTGGCCTAATCGCAGAAGAGGTAGAAAAGATTTTGCCACAAGTGACTGGAAAAGACCAAAATGGCGACATTTCTGGATTGGACTACTCAAGACTAACAGCTGTTTTAATTCAGGCAGTAAAAGAGCTTTCTATTGAAGTTGATAGATTAAAAAATAAAATAAAATGACATGCCCATTGAAACAAAGTTTAGAGTCTATATCTCTGCTAGTGGGCAATCATACGATTTAAGCGGACTTTTTCAGGATCTTGGAACGGCTGGAACAGCGGCATCGACGACTAATTTTAAGGTTGGATCATCAGATTTAAATACAATATTCCACGCATCAACAAGTGAAGGCGATAGAATATCCTTTAATACAGGATTTAAAGTCAATGGCACAGATTTAAAAAATATTTTTCGCAAAAGGACTACGCTAGAGATAACAACCCAACCAACTAACCAAACTGTATTAGAAACTAATACAGCGACATTCACAGTGGCAGCTACAGGTAGTGGAACTCTGCTTTATCAGTGGCAAAAGTATAATACTGGCACCAGTAATTGGGATAATCTATCAAACTCGTCTGGAGAAATAGCAGGCGCAACATCCACAACGCTGCAAATTTTAAATGCAGACTACCCAACTGATGAAGGCTCTTACAGATGTGTAGTCACTGACGACTCTGGTTCGATAGAGAGTAATTCCGCAACCCTGACTGTAAATTATCCGCCGACAATCACCGTTCATCCAACGTCTACGGTTTACAACGACGCAGATGCGGTGACTTATTCAGTAACCGCTACAGAAGGCAAGCCAACAGGATTAACTTACAAATGGCAGAGGTCAACAAACGGCGGGAGTTCTTGGTCAGATCTTAGCGCTGGACAAGAGACTAATATAAGCGGAATAACATCGGCTACGCTGACATTTAACTGTCAATTAGCAAGAGCAGATTACCAGTACCGTTGCGTAGTTAGCAATAGTGCCGCCAGCGTAAACTCAAATGCCGCGATTCTGTATATTAACCCAAAGATTACTACAGAACTACCTTCTACCAAGACAGTTACGGTTCTCAGTGGTCAGGAAACTGTATTGGCGGTATTTACAGTTGTTGCTGGAGGTTCAGCAACACTCAGCTATCAATGGTACAAAGACGGCTCTCCAATCGGGGCAAATAATCCATCTTTTGCAGATACTGTTGATGAAGACAGTAATGGTTCGCAGTATTACTGTGTAGTATCGTCTTCTGCTTCTGGCACAACTCCAGACACATCTGTTACTTGCACTCTAACCGTAAACCTGACCGCCATCTCAATCTCCAGCTTCTTGGGCAATGGCGTTGCTAATCCAACGGTAAACGAGGGCGCTTCTCTATCTTATGTCGTAACAGCGGCTGGTGCAGGAACTCTTAATTATGATTTCTATAGAAGAGACTACACTTCTAGACCTAGCTCCTACACTGATGTCTTGGTTCAAAGCTCAAGCTCAAACACATATACCCATAATGTAGCTTTATCAGAACACGATAGCGATTTCTTTTGCGCTGTTTCTAGTACAAAGACCTCGTTGGGAACTGTAAATAGTTCACTTTCAACACTTACTGTCAATTATGTTAGTATTAGTGAGGTTGTCGTCGATGAAGATGGTGCCCAAACTGCACTGACGTACAACGAACAGTCTTTTGATGTCGATGTTGGTGACGTAGTAAAATTAATAATTACTGCTTCTGGAAGACCTGGGGTTAATTATCTCTGGAAGAAATGGAACGGATCTACCTATGTCACGTTCAGTGGGGCTCATATAAGTGGTCAATCAACAGCGCAGCTTCAATTTAATACAATTCTTGAAAGCGATGAGACTTACTATGCGTGCTATGTAGATAATGGTGCTGGAATTACGGCAAATACAGAAGGAACTAGAGAAGTTTATTTAAATGTTATAGCCGTAACTACAACCACAACTACAACCACAACTACTACGACAACCACTACAACTACTACAACTACCACTACCGAGGAGCCAACTACTACAACCACCACAACTACTACAACTACCACAACAGCTGCTCCAAGCCCGAGCCCAAGTCCAAGCCCAAGTCCAAGCCCAAGTCCAAGCCCGAGCCCAAGCCCGAGCGCAAGTCCAAGTCCAAGCCCAAGCTTGAGCGCAAGCCCAAGCGCAAGTCCGAGCTATAGCTATAGCAATAGCCCGAGCGCAAGTCCAAGCGCAAGCAATAGTCCGAGTAGCAGCCCAAGTGACAGTCCAAGCTCTAGTTCTAGTAGTAGCTCAAGCTCAAGCTCAAGTTCTAGCTCAAGTTCTAGCTCTAGCTCTAGCGAAAGTAGTAGTCCTAGCAGCAGTAGCAGTACCAGCGAAAGCGGAAGTGGTAGTCCAAGCGCTAGCGGTTAATTTATGAAAATAAAAGCACTATTCTGGAATGCAAGAGAGCTTTACGAATTAAAAACTAGACAGGTAGTTCTCGATGCTAGAAAACAGCCAGACATCAAGGCTCATATGGTATCTACTTTAGACTCCTTTTGGGAGCATATGAATTTGGAGCTTTTATTTGAAAAGATATTAAAAAAAGAAATAGATATAAACGTAGTAATTCAAAGAGACGAGCACGGATTTTTATGGGGAAGTCAAAAGGATTGGAAAGAGTTCGTGTATAAGTGCAATAGCATAGGAATAAAGACGCTAATGTATGATTTCGGATATTTTGACCATTATGAAAGCTATATGGTAGATACATATGGATCAGTCAACACCGGATCTATTTTCTTTGATTGGCCAAATATTTCTGGAAATATGGACTGGGGATTAGCTCCAGAATATATACAGGAGTACAGGGATGATTTTCTAAAAAAGCTAGAAAACGAAAAGAACTCTAAGCCAGTTAACGACTTAAAATCTGGAGAGTATGTTGTTATATGGCCACAATACTCTATGGATTTGATAAGACCAGAGCTTAGGGAGGGGCTTGACAGAAAAACGGAAGTAACTGACTGGGTTAATAAAATGTGCGATGCAGTTATTAAAGCTGGACTAACGCCTGTAGTCAAAGGTGGCCCAGCTATGGATTCGTGGTCTAGATTTTCAGTGAATCAGGTAAAAACTGCACCAGTTTTTGCACACAAGCAATCTCAGCTTAAAAAAAATCCAAATGCAAAATTTGAAAAAGAGATCAATATAAAATTGATCGCTCATGCAAAATATCACATCATAAATTGCAGCAGTGTAAGCAATGAACTTGTTCTAGCAAATGCTCCAGTTATAGCTACTGGCAGAAGCTGGTTTTCTGGACTAGAGGTATTTATAGAGCCAAAGTCTTGGGATTCGATTCTTGATGACGCCGTTACAGTAAATGAACAAAACAGAAACAAATGGTGCAACTGGTGGTTTACAAGACAAGTGAAGAAAGATGATGTTTGGGATAAAATTAAAGAAATTTATATGAGGTATCCAATTTATTAGTATGAATTTAGTCATCTTTGTTGGTCATGGATCTGGAAAGATTTCAAAAAAATTTCTTGATATAATTTCTTCTACAAAATCGCAGAACTTTGAGGCCAAGAAGGTAAAGACTGTCGAAGAATTTAAAGTATTGATAAAAAAATATGCCTGCGTATTTTCAAAGATTTTTATTTTTCCTATATACTGTGAGGACGCCGACTTAAAAAGAACTTTTAAAATTGATCTGGCTGTGGATGTAGAGCACGCCTGCAAGGAATATAGCAATTGTTTTGTGTGTCATGGGTCAAGTCTTGGGTCAATTCTGGGGGATAAAATGAAAACAAATTTATTTTTAACTCAAAATGGTATTGCGTGCCCTAGGCTCATAGATAATTTTGATTATAATGGTAAAGTATTTTCAAATGCAAGATGTGGATCTCATGCAAAAACATTTTTATTAGATGGGGGCAAGAACATAAAAAGCGCAGACTATAACACAGAATTTATAGATACAAGTTTTGATTATAAAGGAGATGTTTATTACGCTTGTCCAAGAGCAATGTGCATTGAGGGCGAAATAACTGATATATTTTTAAGATTTAGAAACGCTAAAGATCTTAATCCGAATGTCCACGCTGGCGACACTCCGAAAGATTACGAATTACAAAACTTTTACTACGAAACAAAAATACTTCCAAATCTAAATAAATTAAAAGATTTTTGTTTTAATGTAGGCAAGCTTTTTAGTTTAGGTTTTTATGGTCATGACCTTTTGCTCTGCAATAAGACTAATCAATTTTATATGGCAGAAAGCTCTTTTAAATTTGATAACATTATTATGTGGAAAAATAAGATAAAAGATATGCAGCCATTTATAAAACACGAAAAGCCAGTAGAAGAGGGAATGCTTGAGGCGATTGGTATTTTTTATTCAATATTAGAAGAAAAATATAAATAATTATGACTGACCAAGAAATTAATCAAAAAGTTTTAGAAAGCAGAGTTTTTAGAATGCTTGGACAAGATGAAGAAAATTTTGCGCCATATAAAATTTATTTTGACTATATAAAAGAAATGGAATCGATTAATGGATACCCGCTTTTATCAATGGTTAAAAAAAATAAAAGCAGGATGAACGTTTGGCTTCATGCGTTAGAGCTTTTGCCAAAAGAATCAATAATTCTGGAATTTGGTGTTTTTAGAGGCATGTCTATTAATTTCATGTCAAAATTCAGGCAGGACTGTTTATTTTATGGGTTTGATAAATTTAAAGGGCTTCCAGAAAACTGGATACTGCCAAATGGCAAGTTGAAAGGAAGGGCTGGAATATTTAATACTTACAGCACAAGAGATAAAATTTTTTTTAATGATAACGTTATTATCAAAGATGGATGGTTTGATGAGACGGTGGAGCCTTTTAAAAAAAATTTAACTGAAGTTGAATCTTCTAAAATAAGCCTTATTCATATCGATTGCGACATATATAGCAGTACCGCATTTGTATTAGAAAATATTGCAGGCATAATAAAGAAAAATAAGCCATATTTGATGTTTGACGAATTCGTTCACGCAAGAAGAATCCCGATCAAACAAAGAGTGAATAAAAATATAAAATCAATAATTTACTCTGGTTGTGAATCAGTTGCATTTAGAGAGTTTGTTGACAAGCATAATGTAGATTTTAAAATTATAGGTCAAACACAAGGCAGAAGGAATAAGGTGGTTTTAATAAAAATTCTATGAGTGACACTATTCGCATATTTGTGGGAAGTGAAATCGGTAATGAAAAAGCAGAAAAAGCTTTACATTACAGCATAATAAAAAACTGCAAAGGAAGCGTAGATATATATTGGATGTCAGATAAATACAAGGATTCGATATGGGATAACTGGAACAAAGGAAGAGATGATAGAACTCAAAACTCTGGAGTAGGCTGGAAAACTAATTTTTCAGTTTTTAGATGGGCAATTCCAGAGCTTTGCGACTATAGCGGCAAGGCGATTTATTTGGACGTTGATCAAATTGTCTTAAAGGATATAGAGCAGATGTGGAATCTTGATGTTAGAGATAATGCCGCACTGGCAATAAAAGAAGAAAGAACAGATGTCATGCTGATAAACTGTTCAAAATTCAAAGCTGATTTTTGGCCAAAAATACAAAAAATGAAGCCATCTGGCAAAAATCAAAAGCATTACAGACTCTTAATACAAAAAAATTCATCAATAGGTACGCTAGATAAAATATATAACTGTTTAGATGGCAAGGATTTTGATCAAGAAACTACAAGACTAGTACACTATACAAAGATGAACACTCAGCCTTGGAGACCGTTTCCAGAAGTAATGCAGTATAAAGAGCACGGCAATAAGCAAGTTGAGAACCTGTGGCATGATTATTACAAAGAGGCTTTAGAATTTGAGGTAAAAAATAATTATATTCTTGGTTCTCCAGATGGATTTTTTGATTTAAAGTCTAGTTTTGATAGAGTAAGTAATTCTGCTGCCAAATACATAAGATGATAAAATCGGCATATTATGGGATAGATGAAAAATACATAGATGTTAAAGATAGAATCCTATCAGATATACAGCATAAAAAATGTATTAAAGTGTCTAATGCATACTTCGGAAAAGATCCTGCGGTTAATGTTTTAAAGAGATTACGCATAGAAACTGAAGGTGGTGAAGTCTTTGTTTTTAACGAAAACAGTATATGTCATTTAAATTTTTTAGATAAAAGTATTCTAAAAAAGACAAGATTGGGAATTTTTTACACAAACAATAAAATAAAAGAAGAAATACTAGATTCAAGTCTAGCTTCTATACAAAAATCAGTAGAGACATCGAATAATGCAGAAGTTATAGTTTGTCCGCAAGTAGCTAATTGTCAAAAATATTTTTTTGAAATAGATTCAATATTTAAAAATAATCATCATCCAAATATAGTTTCTCAGATTTTGCAGTGCCTATCTGTTTTGAATAATTATAATAATTTTAAATACATAAGTTTTTTGGAGCATGATGTTTTGTATCCAGAGGAATATTTTGCATTTGAGGATTTTGACGAGAGTTATGTGTGCAATCAAAACTATATAGGAATATCAAAAATGGGTTTTCAGAAAAGCAATAGTGCCGCTTTGCCGCTTCATCAAATGACAATGAAAGCTGATTTTGCAAAAACTTACTTTGAAAAGCTATTGATAAAATATCTTTATGGACAGTTTGAAACGCTTGAGCCAGCTGGTAATATAAAGAAGATTTTTAATAAAAACCCATCTATGCATGTGAATCATGGAAAAAATTTTACATCACATTTCCAGACTTACAGAAAAGAGTACGCTGACAAAAATGAATATTGGGGAGAGTCCTCTAAGTATCAAAACTTTTTCTTATGAGAAGTTTAACAGTTGGGATGGCAACTTATGATGATTTTGATGGTGTTTACTTTACCATTCAGTCAATCCGGCTTTTTCACAAAGAAGTTTTAGATCACATAGAATTTATTATTGTTGATAATAATCCATCGGGTAAGCATTCTGATTCAGTAAAAAAGCTGTGCAATGCAGTTAGTGAGCCAATTCAATATATATCGCAGCCAGAATATTCTAGCACATCCATAAGAAATAAAATATTTTCATTTGCAAGGACGCCTTATGTTTTGTGCGTAGACTGTCACGTATTAATAGAGTCTGGCGCTATTAAAAAATTAATAGATTTCTACGACTCAAAAAAAGATGAAGGAAACCTTTTACAGGGACCGCTGCTGTATGATGATTATAAACATATTTCAACTCATTTTGATCTTAAATGGCGCTCTCATATGTGGGGAACTTGGGAAACTGACAAAAGAGGACTGAGCCCCGATTCTGAACCGTTTGAAATTCAAGCTCAGGGTCTTGGGTTATTTTCTTGTGCTAAAGATTCTTGGTTAGGATTTAATGATCAGTTCAGAGGCTTTGGTGGAGAGGAGGGCTACATTCACGAAAAGTACAGGATGAATGGCAAAAAAACTTTATGCCTTCCATTTTTAAGATGGGTCCATCGTTTTGGAAGGCCAAGTGGAGTTCCGTATCCAATATCTTTAACAAACAAAATCAGGAACTATATAATAGCATTTACTGATCTAAATATACAATTAGATCCAGTTTATGAACATTTTAAAGAATCTATATCAAAAGAAGCTTTTTTAAATTTGGTTAAAGAAGTTATAAAAAAATGAAAATACTTTACATAACCCCACACTTGTCAACTGGGGGATTGCCTCAATATCTTTTAAAAAAGATTCAATCTTTAAAAGAAAATGAGATCTGGTGTATTGAATATAATTTTGTATCAGACAAATACACGGTTCAGAGAAATCAGGTTCTAGATCTTTTAAAAGACAAGTTTATTTCTTTAGGTAGTCAACCAAAAGAAAGGCTATTAGATTTAATAACGCAAATCGGGCCAGATGCAATTCATTTTGAGGAGTTTCCAGAAACCTTTGTATCTCACGAAATGCTGTATAAAATATACGGTAAAGACAGGCGGTATTTGATATTTGAAACCAGTCATGGAATTTATTACAAGCCTCAAAGCAAAATCTTTCTGCCAGATAAGTTTATTTTTGTTTCTGAAATGCAGGCTGAAATGTATGGCAAGATGGGTGTTGGATATGAGATACTGGAATATCCAATAGATTTTAAAGACCCTAATAAAGCATTTAAAAAAGAACTGGGATTCAAAGACGATGTAAAGCACGTATTAAATATTGGACTTTTTACTCAGGGTAAAAACCAAAAAGAGTTGATCGAGTACGCGCGCGCGCTTGAGGGCGAGAAGATCCAATTTCACTTTGTAGGTAATATGGCCGTTAACTTCAAGGATTATTGGGAGCCGATCTTAAAGAATCTCCCAAATAACTGTTTGATCTGGGGTGAAAGAAATGACGTTGATAAGTTCTATCAGGCTGCTGACTTGATGGTTTTTACCTCTAAAAGAGAAACGTCGCCGCTTGTTATCAGAGAGGCTTTGTCTTGGAAACTGCCGTGTTTGATTTATAATCTTCCAGCCTATAAAAATATGTATGATAAATTTGCTGGAGTTAGCTATTTAAAAGAGGGCGCTTTTAAGGAAAATCTCAAGAAGATCAAAGCTATATGAGAGATACTCTGCTTAATATTTATTCAAAAACAGAAAAATCATTTAAGGAACCAAGGAGGGCACAAAATACAATTGAAGTGTCGTTTCTTGATTCAGCCAAAGTATCCATAAACGGCCCAATTGATCAGAGCTATACAGTAAAGTTTATTAATAATAAGACTGGCGAAATTACCTACTCTTCTGAAATTAAGAATAATATGTGGTCTAAATCAACGATCCCGTATTACATTGAGTGGCGAATTCTTGTTGAGTCTGGCGGTCAAGCAATATTTGATCAAGTTTTAAATCTTAAGGATAAGAAAGTATTGGTAGTTATAGACTCGCAGAGTCTTGGCGATATTTTGGCTTATGTTGGCCAGATTGACCGCTTTCAAACAAAGCACGGTTGCAAGTTAGATGTTTTGGCGCTGAATAAAGAGTTGGCGGAAATCCTAAATCTATCATACGAGAATATCAATTTTATTTCAGATTTTAGCTATAAAGAGGACTACTATGCAATTTATAAGATAGGTTATCCATTGGAGAACTGGCAGAGCAGAAACCCAATCGATCCACGCACAATTCCTCTGCAACAAGTAGCTAGCTCAGTTCTTGGGCTAGATTTTAAAGAAGAAAAGCCGATTTTAACGTTTCAAAATTCAACCAAGAAGCATAAAAAATACGTTACTATCGCTACTCAAAGCACTGCTCAGTGCAAGTACTGGAACAATGAGAAAGGTTGGGAGACACTAATAAATTATTTAAATAGCAAGGGATACGATGCTTGGTGCATTGACCGCTTCCCTGTTTTTGGTAATGAAAAACAAAAGATGAACTTTATCCCCAAGGGGGCTATAGATAAGACTGGAAACATTCCACTAGAGGTCAGAATGTCGCAAATCTATAATTCTGAATTTTTTATTGGTTTAGGATCGGGACTATCTTGGTTAGCTTGGGCGCTGAATAAGCCAACCGTATTAATTAGCGGATTCAGCAAAGCTTTTGCGGAGTTTGAGACCCCTTACCGAATCATTAACGACTCTGTGTGCAATGGGTGCTGGAACGATCCTAGCCTTAAATTTGATAAGGCTAACTGGATGTGGTGCCCCAGAAATAAGAACTTTGAGTGCTCGTCCAAGATAACCCCAGAAATGGTTATCGAAAAGATCAATACTCTACTTTGACCCGCTTAGACTCGTAGGTCTTTTTTTGATCTGGGTGGACTGCGCCTTTGCGGTTGGCGGAATAGTCCTTAAAAAACTTTTCTTTTATTGGGTCAGAGCCACCGTATGTTTTAGCGCGTTTTTCGCTCAATTCCCTGCTCTTGTCTATCAGGTCGCCATAAGTCCCTTTCTTGTTTCTTGTGGCATCGATAAACGCGGTACTGCTATTCGGGTCTATTTGCGAGTCTATGGAGGCATTGGGTATCTGGTATACCCTTTTCCACTTCAGCCCGTTTTGGTCGGTATATGAGTGCTCCTCGTTCATTGTCTGAAGGATGTCTACGACCTCTCCTGTTTCGGGGTTCTCGTATGTATAAAGTGGCATATTTTATTATGAATAAAAAAGCCGCTTTTTCAAGCGGCTTAGTTTTTAGGTAATTTTAATTGTTTTTAGCTGTGGCGGCTTCTTGTTTGGAATTCTAAATAGAAGCTGTCCGTGCTCCATAGTTGCTGTCGCATTGTGCATATCAAGTTTCTCGGAAACATCAAAAACTTGACTAAACACGCTAGCCTTATTCTTTTGAGCTTCGATTTTAACCGTATAGTCAACGTCGCTATACGAGATAGTCACGTTGTCTTTATTAACTCCTGGTAGATTAACGGTGATTGTGGCGCCATTTTCATCTACATTGGAGACGTAATTATAAGTGCTAGCTGCGCTTGTTGCTGAATAGTAGTATGTTTTTGAGTACATAGTTGTGACGCTGTTATTTAGCAAAGCTTGTGCCAAGGTCTTTCCTAGGAAGAATCAGGAAATTGCCTTAATAATTGAGACCATTTGACTTATGGATTTCTCGTAAGTGAAAGTTTGTCTCAGGAGTTTGCCCTGCTCGTTAACCTTACCAGCCTCAACAAGAGCTACGGCCTTCTCTATCGCAGCCATAGCTTCGTCTTCATTGAAGTCGTAGATCGATCCCTGATTGAAGTCGCCGCCCTTATTAAAGAATGCTCCATCATAAGCTTCGATTTTTGCGGAAGGATTAATCAGAACTGAGTTTTGCTCAGTGGCCCAATCCTTATGGCTTGTAGCGTTAAGTACCACACTCCACTTGCCAAGACAGGTAGCGTTGAATGCTGGTAGACCCCAGCCCTCCGCGCCGCTCAAGCCGCTAAGATCAATATTGCAGGAATTAATAATATCATTAACCTCTGAGTTTGTGGCTACATAAGGAAGGACATTTACATTCCAAGCCATACTGCGATAACCGACAACAATCTTCTTCATCAATTCGTGATTAAAAAATGGGTTAATAATAGAGCAATTAAGCTGGAACTTTGGATTATTTCCAAAACGCTTAACCCACATTTTGACAATCTTGTCGGTATGCTTGCGCTTTTCAAACTTACCCATCAGCAAGAATGTAATCTTATCTGGCATATAGCTCTTCTTGGTCTCAAAAAAGTCTTCGTCAAAACCAAGAGGAATAGAATATACCTTGCCAAGATTAGCATTAGCAAATGTTCTAGCAGAGTATGCGCTAGAGAAGATTGCCGCATCTTGAGCGCCAACTATTGCGTTTTCCGCAACAGTTGGCTGATCAAGCTCGTAAAACGTATAAAGAACTTGTTTCGGACAGATTCTCTTTTCAGCCCCATTAATGTGCCAGAGCTTAAGGCTTACAGCATCCTTCTGCAAAGCAGAATAGCGATTGGCGACAATCGAAGAGATCCACTTCTTTAAGTCTTGATCCATCTTGTCAAAAGAAGAGAAATTTATTTCTCCGACAGGAAAGAAAGAAACTTTAAAATTTGGATCTAAAGCTGAAAGCTTGTGCAATTCCTTCAGAAAGTTATAGGCAACGTTTCCAAAGGAAAGCTGGCTTAGTGGAGCTTCAAAGATGATCTTCATTACATTGGTACTTCGTCGTCCTCAAGAGGAGCGGGCTTTTGGGCCTTGGAGTATGCCTGAGCCTTTTGAGCGGGCTTTGCGAATTGCTTAGCTGCTGGGCGCTGTTGAGGAGCCTCCTCTTCGGTGTCCTGATCAGCATCCTTCTTCTTGCCGCCAAGGAAGCCAACTCTTTCAGCGACGGCTACGATCTTGGACTGCTTCTTGCCGTCCTTCTCCCAAGTGTCTTGCTTGAGGCGACCAACAACAGATACGCCACTGCCCTTCTTGACATAGTTCATAACGAACTCTGCCTGCTTCTCCCATACATCAACATCGATATAAAGAACATCCTTGTCATTGATTGGGTTATTTACCGCCAGACGGAAACCAGCAACTGTCTTTCCGGTCTGAGTGGTGCGAGACTCTGGGTCCGCGACTACATTTCCTGCTAATACGATTGAATTAATCATTGGATTTGTGAAACTTTTTCTTTAACTTTTTAAGTGTTGAATTATGAATATTAATACATCCCTGAATCGATAAATTAATTTCCTTCGCTATCTTGCGCCAAGGAACAAGCTTTCTTTTACCAGCCACTGAAACATAACGCATCTTGAAAATCTTTGCGACTCTGGAATCTTCATTCTCTTCTATAAATTTAAAAACTTTATTTAATGTATCGCTTTCTGTCTTTTCAAGACTCTCTGAGCTTTCGAACTCGCAATCAAAGTTGTCGTCAAGAGGAGCGTGCGCTTTTTTGTTTGCGGCGTTTAAGCAAAGCCAGCGAGTGTGGTTCCCGAGATAAGTTGAGAACTTAATGTTGCGTGTCTCGTCAAAGTTTTGAACAGCGTCATAAATATGGGACTCTTTGCTGTCTAGCAAATCATTGATATTATCGATGGCAATTGAGCGAGGAGCATAGCTGTGAACCATCTGAAGGTAGATCCCAGAATGACGGTTGACGATTTCCTGAAAGCAGGAACTGTCTCCGTGATCCTTGACCTTTTCGATCAAGGATAGGTCATCCATCTTTTCTGGGACCAGTCTCATACTCCAGTGCTGCCGAAGCCGCCCAAGCCCCTCTGGCTTTCGTCCAGAGAATCAGTTTGATGAGCGGAAAGATTAAAGCTTGGCATAAACACAAGCTGCCCAATCTTATCGCCTTTTTGATAAATCAAAGATTTCTTTGTGAGCTTCTTGCCCAAGAAGCGAAATCTAAGCTTGATTGAATTACGATAACTGGAGTCGATTACCCCAACCGAATTGGCCAGCGAAAGCTCGTACTTACTGATGCTTGAGCGAGGAAACACAAGAGTGAAAAAACTCTCTGGAGGTTGAATCGCAACACCAGTGTCGTACTCGACATACAAAACTGTTTTCTTCAAATCGTCTGCAAACACGATCTCAGGCTCCGAAGCTGCAACCAGATCCCAACCGACATCGCCCTTCGCTGGGGTAAGCAAGTTGTTTTCGAAACCATTTTTGAGAACTTTGAACGATAGGTTTTGGGTCATGGATGAACTCTGCCATCAATCGTAGTTCTCGTCAATAGTTTTTCCAAAGATTTTTGCGCGGAGCGCATAAAAAACCGAAGGTTTTTTATATATCGAAAGGGAGGGGGATAAAGGGATAGTGGGTTGGGGGATAATAGGGGG